GTATTCTAATATCATAATAGAAAGGTGATATTCTTTTAGGTGCGGTGAAGTGTTTATTTAAATTTTCTTTTTTCATATCACTTGTTTAATGGTCTTTATTAAAGTTTGATAAAAACATTTCACCATATTCAGAACGTTGTAAGTAATAAATTTACTTTAGCTTATCTATAAAAGATTGTGCTGCTCGTTTGGTCTTGGTTTTCGAGCTAGAGTATTTTGCTAACCACAAAGCGTAGTTATAATCATTATCTACCACCGCCCCAAAAAATCCATAAAGCTAAATAGGCTAATAATTTAACCAGTGCATATATTCCAAGTATAACCAATACTATAAAGGCTATTGTTTCTAAAAAGTTGTAAGTCCAAGTTATTTCCATTTTAATAATTTTTTAATTTTGTGGTAAGGTACTTCACATATACCCTGAGTTATGCACCATAATCCATTCCGTAATCAGGAAGTTCTTTTGGTTCGATAGTTCCGCCCTCTAATATTGCTATAAGACATCCAAACTGTTCAACACCATCTTCGCCAATTTTATACATATCACTTTTAAATTGATTTTCGTGTTTATAGCAATACTCAATCGCTTCTTCTACTGTCATTTTTTCAAACATAATATTAAAATTTACGGTGCATAACATTGTATATAGTTAATGCGCCAATGAAGGTTGGTGCTTAATTCAATCGTTTGTGGTAGGCGCACTAACCTTATACTTACCGTTATAATTAATGATTTGGTGAATGGTACGTTTCAACCGCAGTTATAGTTTCATCCACTTAAAGCCACTATTCCCGTAGTCTGTATACGCTCGAATGTATATGTGGTCTAACATAAGCAACCATTTGGTGCTTCTTTTATCACCAAATCAAAAATTATAATAACAAATATACAAAAAAAAAATGAAACCCACAAGGATTTCATTTTTTTTCTTTTGACCTATTAATAATCTCTTGAATTATTTCATCATGTTTGTTGAGAATCTCAACGTATCGTTTTTTGGTTTTCTCCATACTTCTTTCCATTGCAGTAATGAAAGATTCTAAGAGCGTATGGTTAACTTTTGCTTCCCTTCTGGTATATAAGATGTCTTTTAGTTTCATCATCATTATATGTGACTCTGACATATAATCGATTTCAGTACCTTCAATATTGTGATAATGATTTGATAATTCCCTATCTATGCTTGATAATTCTTCTTTAGACTTGTCTTTTAATACTTGAAGTTCATCAAAGGTTTTATGTATTAGTTCTATCTTTTCCTTGATTTCCTTAGTTTTATCCCTTCTATTCAATTTACTTCCCTTGTCTACCGATTGTATTAGTTATTGTAGATGATAAACCCATTAGAATCTTTTCAATTTGACCAACTTCATCCTCATTAAATGAATAAGCACCACCTTCATCATTAGTGAGTTTATTTAATTTTTTTCTAAATTTAGACCTATTAGTAGCCTCACTATTACCAGTCCAATCTTCACCAGTCATTTTACGTACAACCGCAGCATGATTTATAACATCATTACCCACTAATAACTTTGTGATTTTCTCAGTTTTATTTTCTTTTGCAGCATCACCAGAACTTTTTACCTTTTGAATAGGGGATTGATGAGATTTAATACCATATTCTTCTATGGTATTTTCTCTAAGCATATTTTTAATATCTTCTTTTTTCATTTTGAATAACTTTGTTTACTATAAATATAAGAGGATAAAGGAAAGAGCCTAAAAAATTATAATAATTCCAATAAATTAGGGTCTTGAAAATAATATGGGAAACCCCACTTTTTCTTACTATCACTTTGACCACTAAAAGGTATCGTTCCAACACCATTAAGAACAAAGTTACTTGTTATCATACCGAACAAATCAGTTTGACGTAAAGTATTTCGCTCTATGCCTACCCATTTAGTATTGTCACCATCGGTGATTTTATGTTGATAGTCGTATTTACCTCGATGTAGATATCGAACAGTCCTACCTATTAATTCATTTGCATTAACGCAAAGTATTGAAGACATTTTATATTGTGATGGTCCTTCATTATACCAGAATTTGTATTTGAAGTTCATCTCTTTTCTATATTTCGAGAAATAGGCACCCCCTTTATCACCACGTTCAGCAGTGTTCAAGAAGAATTTGTTCAATGCTAAGTCATACATTAAAAAGTAATCAGTAGCATTAAAATAAGAATTATTTCTATATTTAAGTAGTTCTTTCATATAGGGACAAAGATAATAAAAAAATCTAGAATAAAAAAATTATTAGTTATTTTTATCCTTTAAGGTAATTTTAAGTCTTCTAAATGCCTTATCTCTTATTTGTCTAATTCTCTCACTTGAAAGACCGAGAATAAAGGCTGTATGTTTTAGAGATAATGGTTCTTTTCCATCAAGACCAAATAAGAATTTAATCACTTCACGTTCCAAATTATCTTTAAGTATATTTAAAATTACCTCACGATTATAGATACTATCAAGTTGATTGACGAAGTGAGTTGGTTTTAAAACCTTTTCATCTTCAATCAATGAACCATAAGTATCTGATGATGTAGATTCACCAATTGGATTATCCAATGATGTAGTTCTAAAACCTACAGTTTCAAAGTAAAAAGCCACCTCTTCTTTCTTAAACATATTACCATATTCATTTAGAATATCGTGATATGTTGCTTCGTGTTGTAATTTTTGTTCTAACTCTTTACATTTTTGACCAATTTTATAATTGGTAGAACTTCTATTGCTTGGTATTCTAACTGTTTCAGAATTTTCTGTAATAAATGCTAATATATTTCTTCTAATCCACCATACAGCATAAGAAATAAATTTGAATCCTCTTGATGGGTCAAATTTTTGAGAGGCACTAATAAGTCCAATATTCCCTTCATTAATCAAATCTTCAAGGCCAATATCCTTGGTCTTATATTGTTTAGCAACACTAACAACAAATCTTAAATTATGTTTAACTAATTTCTGTCTAGCTTCTTCATCATTTTTTTCAAATGCTAATACTGATAATTCGTATTCTTCGTCTGGCGTTAATAATGGTATTTGTGATAAATCATATAGGTATTTTTTTATTGATTGTGTACTTTTTACAGTAATAGATTCTGAAGTAGTTTCTAATTTTCGCATAGTAGGTTAAGTAATTTTTATAAATGTTATTGTTGTGACGGTAGGATTCGAACCTACAACATATGAACCTTATTACAGGGTATTCTAGCCAGTTTTGCTATTACCATATACGTCACAAATATTTAGTGCACTAAATGAACTTTCACAGTAAATGGTTGGAGCTTACCCCACTGTACAAAAGTATCATGATGCTCTCTACGGTCATCGTAAAATTCAACCTCTTTCAAATTAGGAAATTGGTCTTTTAATGAATTAAGATAATTTATTTTAAATGTTAATGTATTATTAGCACCATTATTAAATCTTTTATCACCAGTTAATACTACATCGTCAAACTTTAAATTATGTTTATTTAAAATAGCATTAACTTGATTAGCTAATGGCGTAATTCTACCCGTGCATAAAGCAACAAAGGTATTTGGGTCGGATTTGACCTTATTAAATACACTGACAATATCACCAAAAGTTTCGTTAGGGAAAATATTAATATCTAAAGATTCTCTTTTACCCCACCACCCTTTGTGTGGGAAATCTTCACCAGTAGCATCTTTCCACATTTTTTTACCAACTTCAGGCATTGTTGTATCTATAAGAGTTCCATCAAAATCTATAACTACAACTTTTATTATCGATTCTATATTCATATTTAAAATTAATTTAGGTTAAAGTGCAAATATACACCTTTTATTTGATTTAATAAACATTAATCAATTATTTTTTGTGACACATTGACAACCCGTTGGAATTGTGTCACTCAAAGTCACATATTCTAATGTACCCCTTTGAATAAATTGTTGAATTAATTTATTCCAATCTTTACAGCAATATTCTGATAAATCACTTTTAATTTGGAGATTATTATCATTAATGAAATCATTAAAATAATCACCATTATGGATTTTTTTAATTAGGGTTAAAACTGCTGGTCTATCAGTGGGATGAGCGGCATGGAAGTGTCCATCACCACCCATTATTACTAGTATTTTCATAGGTTAAGACGTTTAAATTGTTTTGTTAATTGCGTGTACTATAAATATCAAAAAATAAGTAAAAAGACTGTTAAATTCATCTTTTTTACTAACAATTTTCTTATTAAAATTTGATATATAAACTCATTATCTTATTTTTATTCCTAATTCTATATTATCTTTAAGGAAGTTAATAACGTCCTCTGATTTTGTTGTGGTTTTGAATAATAAATTAATTCCATGCTTTTCTAAGAATACAGCTTTCATACCGTTATCAAAACTTCCCATGTTATTCAATGTATTAATACCACATTCCATTGAGCCACACTGAAATGGTTTTTGTGGTGTAGTTGGGATTAAACTACCTTCTTTAAGTGGATTATGAGTATGAATAATAAAATCATATTCAGGATTCTCTTTAAGTAATAACGCTTGACTTCTAGCTCCTACTGAAGCTTTTTTATCACCCATATAAACGAAACTATCACTCTCTTCATCTATAAAAACACCAGTCATTCCATTTTCTCTAACTTCATTATGATTCACACCTCTTTGTGATGACACGAAATTAGTGCTATATGGTTCTTGACGATAACCAAAATGACCTGGAGTAAATCCATTTCCATTATTTTCAATATAACCACCATTATCAATTAGGAAATTCATAACCTCCTGAAAGCTTTTAGGTGCATTATCAAAGGGAACGCTTGTATTTTCAATAAACTCACCCCCTTTATATGTTAATCTATGTCTATCTAATATCATTTCACATAACTCCTTGATAACTGAATATCTAAGAATAGTTTCACCATAAATCGTTTCTTCTGGTGTAATTATCATGTTGTTTCTAGTAACTGTATCATTAGCTAATACTAAATTACACTTAGTTTTCTTCATCATCTTTAATGCAATTAAAAATTGATTTTCAGATGTTTCATTTGTAGTGGTTTTAAAACCTACAAGGAAGATATCAGGACGTGCTTTACGAATCTTTCCTATGATTTTGTCAGTAGGGGTTAACTCGATGGTAATATTACCATCACTAGTCTTTAAACGTTTACCATGCCACCCATTATTATCATCAATTGGTAAAGCTTTATAATCACATAAAGCAGCGTTAAGAATTATTGTTCCAACTGTTTTATCTAATAGTAATTCGTCAATGAAATTTTCAACATCTTCATTTGTAACTAATGGTGATGTCCAATTACACATTTTAGTTAAATGTAATTCTGACCCATCTAAATGACTATGTATTTGTCTAGCTGTAATACCAAATGCTGGTGCGGCTAGAGCTAAATGATTCCTAATCGCCTGAAAAGTTCCACCTCCAATTATAATAATTCTTTTTGACATTGTACTGCGTTTAAAACGTTATTAAATAATTCTTCGATTGTTCCATTATTTTCTATTACCACATCACACCAAGAATGGTCACCCATCTCACTTTCTGATTCATGTGTTAGATTATTATATAATTCATGGTTTTCAACTCTTAATTGTACTGGTATTCTATATGGTTGTTCTTCATTAACTAAATGTACATATTCAGGAAATCTTAATGCGAAATGTCTTCTAACCCCAATCATAAGACCACCTCTTTTTAAAACAGCTTGTCCTTCATTGGCTGGAAATCTAACATCTGTAATTATCCATTTAGATATTGGATTATTCCACTTAGAGTCATCCCAAGTGTGTTCTGGGTTATAATCACTAAATAATGCGTTAACCCATATGTTGGGATGGATTAACATTCTACCACCTTGAGTACCTAATATTTGTAATATTTTTCTAGGTGTTAAAAACTCTTTTTCAATTGAATAAGTTAACTCCGAAGAATTACCAAACGTTGGCTTGTCAACTGTAAAATATGTACGTTCACGTTCACCGTCACAAAAGGCTTCTTCATAAGCACCATAGATAACACTTTCCCTATTCTCATCCATTCTTTCAGAGTCTAATGTTTCTGGAAACCAAACTGTGTTTAATCTATATAATACCCAATCAGGTCCCAATTCTTTATTCTTAAAGTCTTGGTCCTCAAGTTGTGCTCTGGTGCAACCCAATATCAAACATACACAATCTTTAAGTTTGTCGGCACATTTCTTAATCTCATAAGTAGCGTTAAATGGTAAATAATTTTCAAACCCTTCAAACGATACTTCTTCACCTCGTCCAACCGTTTCAGTTATGTAAAGTAACATTTCACCTATTAAATCTTTGCCAACTTTCATTTGGGCTGAAACGCCATATAAGTTATTTAATTTCATTATTCTATTGATTCAATTATTGTATTATTTGCTGGATAAACAGCTACTGGTGTTCTAACATAATTTACTTTATCATAAAACACTATGGAATTATGTTCTAATTCATAATAACTTGCCTCGACATCTACTTTAAAATATTGCCCATCATCACTAAAACCTCTTCTCAAAGCGGTATTATATAACACCTTTAATTTATATATTGCCATAAATTTTATCTATGAATACTTCCATCCACATTGATACTAACAATAGCATCAGCTATGTCAGAAGCAGTTGATATTATATTTAATTTTCCATCCATGTCAGACCCAATACCTTTATAAATTAATGAATCTGAACATATAAATTCACTAATTTTGGATGCACCAATATTAAGACTTGCTTCACCACTCAATACAGCGTGAGTAACCAATACTCTAACTGATGTTGCGCCAGCTTCAAGTAATGCGTCAGCACCTTTGATTAGAGTCCCACCAGTATCACACATATCATCAATCATCAATACATTTTTACCTTTAACATCACCTAATATTTCAACGTTGTCTGTTTTATTAGCTTGTGTTCTAGTTTTATCTATTGAAATAAATGGTAGCTTGTTGTTGTACTTCTCATAAATACGGTCTCTTATCTTTTTAACACGTTTTAATCCACCAGCATCAGGAGAACATAATACCGTATTAGAATCGCTTGTATCATGTATATATTTAGAGAATAAATACTTACCTCTTAAATGAATCACAGGTATTTTGAAGAATCCTTCAATTTGGTCAGAGTGTAAATCAAATGTAATGATTGATGTTGCGCCAGCTTCTTGTAATATATCAGCAAATACCCTTGCACCTATTGGTCCACGTCTTTGGTCACGTTTATCTTGTCTAGCATATGGAAAATATGGTATAATTGGGATAATCTCAATAGCACTTGCTCTTCTGGCCGCATCAATTGCAAAGAATAGTTGTTCACGCTTTAATGGTGTGTTAGGTGATGTGATTAAGAAAACTCTTTTACCACGCATAGAAGTCTTGAAATCAACACATGTCTCACCATCAGAAAATACTTGAATGTTAGCTTTACCCAATGGTATATGGTGTCTCATAGTAGCTAATTTATCATATATCTTATTTATAAGACTATCACTTTTGTTTAAATTTACTATTACTGAATCTCTTTTCATGATTTTGGGGTTTTATAATCGATATTCTTCCAATTCTTAAGGTTCCATTTCCTTGCATAAACACCAGTCTCAAAAGATTGTGTGAATAACACAACTTCCAATGCCATTGGTAATTCATCCAATAACACCTTAATTTCCTCTTTTTGTTCTTTTGAATATCTTGGTGGTGATGGGCTTGTCGGGTCAAATTCACCCTCTGGTTTTCCGAATATCATTGTACCAATATCTTCAATGATATCGATACCACCAAAAGGTGTTTCAGCACCCTCTGGTATTAGTGTAGCAACACGGTCTTTGCTAATCATTTCCCAATCCAAAAATTTCAATAGGATTAGGTGTTCTTTTTTAAGTTCAAATTTTGTTAATGCCATTATCTCTTATTATATTTTTTATTATACCAATCAAGTTTAGCGAGGTCAACCTTACAATTTGGTGCTCTCATTTTACCATCAGTTAAAAACATTTGTATAGCTTTATCTCTTGGAATTATGTTATTACTCTTATCGTCTTTACTTGGTGACCAACCTAACCTTAAGATGAAATTTAATACTGCATCAGGGTTATAATTAGATAAGTCTAATAGGTCACTATCTCTCTTTGAATATTTTTTACCAGTAAACATATCAAGTAGAAGTCCTACATGAGAATATAATGGTAATGGTTTATCAAATAACCTATAGAAGATAACTTGTTTAAAGGTATTAACAATGTGGTCAGTTCCTCTAACAACCCATGTTACACCATAACACATATCATCAATTGCTGAAGCAAAATTATATGTTGGTGAACCATCACTCTTTATAATAACTTGAGTGCTGGCCGCAGCGAATACATCTGGAGTACATTTCTTATCACCAGTAATTGTATCTTTCCAATCTAAATTCATGTTAATGTTATAACCGTAAGTATTAGAAAGTCTAATTGCACCATCATCATAGTCAGCATAACCATCAAGAACTAATTTATCAGCAAATGATTTGTATATTGCAAAATTATCTGATTGTTTAAATGTAATGTCATACTGTAAACCATAAACACTGATAGTATCAAAGATAGGTCTAATCATTGAATCCATTGACCTTGATAAATCGGTATCGTCTATACGTAATATGAGCTTGCTATCATCATTTTGATTAGCAATCAACCAATTGAAGTACATGGTACGTAATGTACCTATGTGAAGCATTCCAGTAGGTGAAGGACAAACCCTTACAATATGTTTTTTATTATTCATCTTTAAATTTCCAAATATGTTTACCACATGTTTTTGCTAATCCCCTACAACATCTACTAATATGTTTTCTTAAGTTACCTGTTTTTTCTTCAGCTTCATGTAATGAATTAAATGTGTTAATTAATTCATTATCTTACGACAAAGATACGAAAAATAAATCATTAAACAAAATTTATTTTAATAATGTTTTGTCTCACTCATTATCCATATCTTTTTTTAAAATACTCATATACTGGTGGCCAATCGGTCTCTCCAAAGAACCCGCTTTTATCTTCAAATAATACATTCATGTATGGTTTCTTATCATAATTACCATAGCCAGAAGTTGGTACCTCTGGATTTTCATTTACGTACTTAAAGATAATCCCATCCTCTTCAAACTTCTTAGCATACTCTTCAATCTCATGTGGATGTGAACAAGTATATATACACAATCTTAAATCATCTCTATTTGATATAAGTTGAAGAGTTTCCTTTGCTAATGGATAATACTCAACATTAGTATTTCCAACCTCAAAGTTAGGTTTAATTATAGTACCATGTAAGTCAAAGAAAAAGTATATCCAATCCCATTCTTCTTTTGAATCCATCTTACTGATTTCACGCTTGATAGATTTTAGAATATCAGGTTCCCTAGTTCGTCTTAATGATTTAATTAAAATTATAATTATTATTATAAAAACTAATATTGTTGTTATATAAAAAATACTTAATAAAGTTACCACCACATTTATAATTTAAAGTTACAATTCCCACAAACCCCAACTGGTATAACACCTCTCTCTTCAACTCTCATTTTATTTTCTTTACATTTAGGGCATGATAAACGACCAACCTCCATCTCATGATGAAGTGTGGCCATATCACTAATAAAATGAAAAAATCGTTTAATTACATTCATGAATTGGATTTTTACAATTACCTTTATGCATTCCAAACCCATAACCAGCATATGGTTCATATGCTGTATATATCAAATACTCACAACCTTCATGCTCTAAGATTTGTAATTTATTATCAAGTACATTAATATTTACTCGATTTTCCTCCCAAAAAATTCCTTGTTTACTGTCACTACAACTAAAGATTAATCCAATTACCAATAATATTAATATTTTTCTCATCTTATTTATAGTTATTTACATTCTTCTTAGGTGCATATATTTTTAATAATCTAATACGCTCATTAAGAATAGCTTCACTTGCTGGGTATCTATTATCAGCATTGGTTAAATCTAATGGCATAATATCCCATTGTTCTCTAATTCTACTTCTAATGTCTAAGAAGTAATCATTCATACCCTCACCAAATGGTTTATTGATATTTGAACCATCAAAGTAAACCACCATAGCATCGTCACCATCTTCCCAATCAAACACAATAGTTTGTTTATTTTCTAATGAGATTGCATCTCTTAATACTTTAAATGGACCAGGTAATGTCGTTTTACCTAACGTGTCAGAGAATTTAACAACACCAGTCTTATACTCACCTTTAGCTGATAAAGCATATTTAGCTGATAAATTATCTCTCTTAAGACCATTACGTAATCCACCACCTACTCCGAATAATCCCCATCCGTATGGTGCGAATCCAGCTTCCATCAATGCTTCAATAATATCCCACATTGTTTCATAATCCATACCATCACCCTCAATGAACTTAAGAGTTGTACCGAACTTCCATTCAACACCATTAATCACTTTGGTCTCGAATAAGCCATTTCTTACTGCTAATCTACAAACCCATAGAACTTGTTCTTTTGGATTACCAGAGTCAGGTCTAGCTACAACTACTTTACCATTACCTTCTTTAACACTTCTTAGTGCTAATGGCAATAAGTCATTTTCAACTGAATAATAGAAATCATAACAATCAGCTACCATTGAAAGGATTTCACCTTCTTCAGCGGAATTATACATAGCCTCATATGCTTCATTTTCAGCTTCATAGGCTTGTATATTTCTGTGAGCTAAAGCGTTCACAGAGCTACCCACAACTTCATTATTAGCGTTCTTCCAAGCTTGGTATGCACCCGCAACGGTATCAGTACCACCGAATGTATATAAGTGAGCTTTACCTAATATTTCTGATTCATGATTTGTAATTCCAGCACGACATCCAAAGTCAGTTAGCATTAAAGAACCATATAAATGAATTAATGTTTCATCTAATGTTGGGTCAATTTTTCTGACCATGTTCTTCATTTTCTCTAACCAGTGTTCGTTTTGTGTAATTCTTTCAGATACAGCCCAAACTTTAAGTAAGCTTGATTCAAACCATGCGGCCAATTCACCCATACCTTTTACCATTGAAGTAATTTGTATTACTGGTTCGTTTGGATAAACGATTGACCCAGCTGGCATTGCCTTAATTCTAATTGGTGGTCTACCATTAAATTCATCTACAACAGTTCTCCACATTTCTTCAGGGAATTGATACTCCTTGAAACCTTGTGTTGTTGCTTTAAATGTAGCTAAAAATGCTTTAGCTTCATCAATTTCTTCATGAGTTACTGGCTCATAAAATAACTCTTCTAATATATCTGATAATCCTTCAAATACGATTCTATTATCACCTTTAGGATATAATGTAGGATTCACTGTATGTAAATCTCTACGGAATGTTACGTAGTAATCAGACCTATCTTTAGCTTCTTTTGATTGAAACTTATCTGAACCAATTGTATAGGCATCAGCCATTAATAATCTTGGTGTTTTAAATAACCTCTTTCTAGGTAATGTTACCACCTTATCGTTTTGTTTTGTAAATACTTCGTTTTTCATAAAGTTCTTTTTTCTATTTTATATCCTAATTTTTTAAGTTTGTTCATAAACGGTCTGCGTATCTTGAATTGAAAGGAATTCTTATACATGATATTAATATATTGATTACCATCTTCATGCTTATCATCATATATTAACACATCTTTCTTATCAAAAGCATTTAGTTTATTTTGTATTTGGGTCCACGTTAACGCCATTATTCTTTCCTTAATGTTTCTAAATCTATCGATTCCCATTTATCATCTATCACCTCATAAGCTTCAACCACCTTACCATTCTCAAATGCGCCTCTAGCATTAAAATGCGTGTCTTTATTTTTCATAATTAATATTCTTCTAATTTAATTTCAAATTCATTTGCTTGTTTAATATCAGGGTCTTTTGGTGTCTCCTTAAACTTGAAGAACTCACCTAGATTTGGTATCAATTGACCTTCATAAACCGTTTGAATAAGCTTTGCCATAATTCCTTGGTGTTCTGGCATGATATTACGTTGAATATAACTAGGGTCACTTAATTTTGATGCGTCAAACCATTGTACTTCAGCAATATCATCACTAGCTTTTATTTGACCATGACCATATCTACCTAAGAATAATGTAGTCATAATACCATCTTTTTCTTTTCTATATCTCCAATCTTCAACTTTTTGAGATAAGATATATTTCAATCCACTGATATGTGAACCACTAACTTCTTCCCTAAACTCTCTGTAAGCCGCTCTCTCTAATGATATATCAGTTGCATCAACAAACCCACCAATGAATCGGTATTTATCTTCATTAGGCTTCCTAGCTAATAATATTTGACCTTCATCATTGTATGCACATACATCTACAGTTGGAAAAGTTGTGGCATATCTAGCATAAACTGAATGAATTACACCAGCTCTGAATTTGGATGATTCAATGATTTCTCTTGAAACTTCTTCTCTGATTTGAGTACCACTAATCTCTACGAAATCAGAAGCTAACTCTGTTGTCATATATCTACCTTGATAATAAGGTATGAATGAATCTCTACTACCATATAATAATGGTTTAGAATTAGGAAATATCTCTGAAATTTTATTATCTAATGTTTTGGACCATTCAGCATCGGAACGGTTATCAGCTAATGGTAAGATTACCGCAGTTGGGTAATGTCTCTGTATCATTGCTCTTCTTGTTGGGAAATCTAATGGATTTCTAGTAGTTGCTTGTGTTCTTGACACACCTAAAAAGATAATTACTTTTCTGTGATGACCTAATATGAAGTCAATCATCTTACGTTGTTGGTCGTGAAGTTTGTTAACTTGAAAACGTGCTACAATTACCCCACAATTATAATCTTCTGGGTTTATTACTTTTTGTATATCCATTTTATTTTTTTTAATCCCACTTAGGGAATGATTGATATTCTACACCTAGATTTGATGCGATTGCACTCGATATTTCCATTACCTGGTCATCATCAAAATCAATACTATCTAAATGTTCTCTAAGGGTTTCATAAACCGCTTTTGTTCCTGAATGTGTTGCCATAATTTTATTGTTTACACAAAGATACAAAAATATATCTTAAGGTGCAAATTTTTAAAGGAAAATAAAATAAAATGTTACTATTAGGCATGTTGAATGTATCAATTGGTCTAATCCAATCATAACAAAAAAGTCATGGACCCTTTGTTCAGCCCATAATTTTGCAGTTTGTTTTGAAGTATAGTAATCTGTAAGCCAATGTAATGCAGCGTTAAGTAAACAATAAGCGATTAATGACCATGCTGGAATAACCATACTAAAGAAATATCCAACAACCATAAAATAAAAAAGGGCTGACCATACTAATCCCTTAAAATAAGAAAGTATATGTAGTGTCAACCACTTTATGCTTGTGCTCTTTCCTTTAGCCATTTCATCAGTTTGCATAATAAAATCGGCAACAAAGTGTGTCGTTAATATATATAATATAGTCAATATAATATATATCATGTTGTTAATAAAATTTTAACTACATCACTTAAAACTTTTCCATCATAAGTCCCATCAAAATTTTGTTTGAAATAGGACATTACTCTACCCATTTCTCTAGGTGAGTCTAATTTTTCTCTAACAATAAAACTAGCAGCTTCTTCAGAAATCTCATCTTTTGACATTTGTTGTGGTAAATAACCTTCTAAGATATCAATATCTGCTTGGTCTTCACCAATTTCCTTAAGATTAGTAACCATCTTTTTAACGATTTTGATTACATCAGCATCTTCAGTTATGAAACTTCTATCTAATTCACCCATTAATACCCTTAAAATATCTCTTTTAAGGGTATTTCTATCTTTCATGGCTTGTACCATGTCTTTTTTAATTTGTTCTACCATTTTTTAATCAATTAAACGGATTCTTTCTTTAGCTTCCGCAGTTAATGCATTTTCTATTTCTTCAAGTGTCTTATGTGATTTATATAGTTTCATACATTCGACAAATCTTAATTCATCTGATAGGGATTCAACTTTTACATAATCACCTTCACAATCCCCATAATTAATTCGTTTTCTCTTCATTTTTATTATCTAGATTTTCCATGTAGGTTATAATATCAAATTTACTACCAATTACATAGGATGTTATAATAATCGGAATTGGGATGAAACCCCACCAACCATAATCAGCATATAAAAAAAATATAATACCAATAAACCCTGTCACTAAAGCTAGAATCACTAACCCATTTAATATTCTTCTCATTTTATTTTAATTTATAATTAATTGCACTTCCATCAGCTTTACTATACTTTACAGTATCACACTCAATTGTTATTTGTTTATCTTTAGGTAATGTTTGGATATACTTTTTACCAGTACCAGCTTTAAGATAACATAAAGTTGCATGCGGGTGATAATTAGGATAATCTGTTGTATGAGGAAACTTAGCATATTCTTTATTTAACTTTGATAACTCCTTTTTAGTGTCATCTATAATATCAAATTTAAGTACATCAAACTTCTCATTCTCAAAGATACTAATTTTTTTTAGATTAACAGTACATTTTTCCAGTTTTTTTGAAACTTTTTCTATTTCTTCATCTGCTATATCACTATCTAACCCATATAATAAGGTAATGTGAGGTTCGTCTTCTCTACCATAACTGCTATCACCTTCTTCTGTATAGATATCATCGTCATCAATCATTGATTGAAGCTTATCCCATTCTGTTTTTGGGATGTTTAGTAATAACATAGCACAACCATAATCGTGTGTATCACCTTTTTTTTCTAATAAAATTTTTCTTAAATTTTCCTTAATTATTTTTTTACTCATAATATATTGTGTGGTGTCTTATTTTCCACTTACAGACTAGTTATTAATGGTTTTGTTTGGAGGGATTCAAACCACTCAAGTTTTAATAATAAATTAGATAATTTATTATTAAAGATAATTTTTCTTTCTTCAGTTAGAACTTCAGACATTTTATAACCACCTTCAATTCTAACAGTTTTATTTTTCTTTTGAGTTAACTTTAACTGTAAGTTAATAATCCTTTCTTTAAGTTTCTTAATATTCATATCTATACACCATTTAACAACATCAACATTATCCATAGATAGTGGTTCTTCCTCACCATTCCATTTAGTTATAATATTTGTTTTAAAGTTGAAAGACAACCCACGGTTACCACCAAGACATCCATCTTCCGAAAAATATTCAATTGTTTTTTTCATCCTTTAAAATTATTTATATGATGTTCATCATCAGGATATAAATCTGGCACATAATCTGATTGCCAAAATTCTTTTGAATCAACATCCATTATAGATAAATATCCACCACCACCAGCACCCGTATCTAAATTTGTTAATTTATCAATGGTAAGTGGTTCATAACTACCAGCAAATGTAGTAGATGTATGACCAATAAAAATATGATTATACTCTTCAGCATATAAAATTTTCATACTAGTATTTCTTATACCCAAATGCTTCGACCATAAATGTCTATCCCACATTAAATTATAAGCTAATTGACTACCTATTGGTTGTGTGGGGTTAAACCCACCATGAACAAATAGATTATTATCTTGGTCTTTATAATACTTATGTTGACACTTGAAGAACCTTTGATGCTCTTCTGGAATATCACCACTATTAAGATTCAATATAAATCCACTACCAACATCTTGAATTAGTAAATCTAACCCAATAGCCCTCGCATAAGATTTGGCCGTGGATAAACCACCCATAGCCCAAGCTTGGTCATGAATACCAGTCTCAATAAAGGTAGTTAACCAATTATCATGATTTCCAATAATATCAATTCTATTCTTTATTTTAAGTAGTTCTTCAACCACCATAAAAGAATCTTGCCACCCATCAACAATATCACCTATTGTTATTAATTGGTCATTTTCATAATCAAAGTCACAACGCTCTAGTACTTGAACTAAAGCCTTATGTGCGCCATGAATATCACCTACAGAAAATCTTCTCATGTTAATAAATTACTTGTATTTTTCATTTGAGATTTTAATGATTTAATCAAATTTTCAATTTCTTCCTTTGTTAAATCTTTTGGTATAAAATTAATTGGTGATGTTAACTCTATATCCCTATCAGGGATTAAACTAATCAAATACTCTCGTTCTTGTGTAAATGTTGGTGGAGCCACACTAACCCATTGTGTTCTAAATACACCTGGTTCTTTTTCATATGTCTCTTTAACAATCATTCTACCTCTCTTTAATTTAGGGTCGAAATCATTCCAATTAGTACCATCCTTTTGAAACATCATTTCTTGTTTCTGATTGCTATTCTTACCATTCAATTCTTTGTGTGAAAACATAGATTGAGCAACACTTGAAATGCTATTCTTAACCGTATCTTGTTGTCTCCAAATTAATACATTAGTACATTCCATTTTATTAGGAACTTGAAATACTCTGGAATCGAACATAGCTAGATTTAAAACCCTAACTTGTTTCCAATCATCATAATTAGATGGTGATGCATTTTTTTGTAATGACCGTATAACCCTTAATTGATTAAATTTAGCTGTTGCCATTGAAGCTGATACGCTACACATCTTTTGAATATTATTATCAAACCAAGCACTGGTTTCAACTTTTTCGAAATCAGTAACTAATATGCTAATTTCATCAGATTGTACAAACGCACATACAGCCCCTTGAATGTTCTTACAAAGATATTTTGCAGTATCATCCATATCATCAACCAAACCTTGGTCAAACGGTCTCTCAAGCCCCTTGGTATAAGTATGAAAGGCTTTACCATCGATTCTAATCATGGTGTAACCTCTACGAAGCAACTTATACTTAGTTACAGCTTCATATTCTTTCATTCTATTTCCTAATGCGTCTTTCATTTTTTATTTTTTTAATATACAATCGTCTAGTTCTTTAACTTCACCGTAATATGTTTCTCGGTATGCATGAACTTCTTTATAAGGTATACCAAATATAGTTTTATATATTCTAGTTACCCTACATTTAAGTCTACCCATATTTGGGTGATACCTATTTTCATATCTTGTTTTTCGCTTAATACTAAACATTACTTTTTGATTTTAATATATTTAGGGTCAACACTATCTGTTAACCAAACACCATTCTTTGATTTAAAGAACTTAATTCTATCGGCATACATAGCACCTGAATTAACTTCTAATATGATGGCTTTACCTCTACGACTACCAACTTTGGTAGCTGTTGAAATATCTCCACTTAAATGAACTGCATGTCTATTCATTTTCTTAAGACCATCTTTCATGATAACATCGATAAATTTATCAACAGTACCATGATATAATTTCATTGGGGGTCTTTCAGCTTTCAATTCAAGGTCAACCTTAACACTATGACCTTGTGAGGCCCTAATAAGGTTATAATATCCATTATCTCTATCAAGCTCTTTGATTTCAAATCGTTTTTTATCATTGTTTTCAACAATTTCCATTAACTCTTCATAATCTATCATACGGTCATGGATTTCCATTTGGTCTAATAATCTACCAATTGCAACCCAACCATTCTTATCTAATTTTAACCCTATAGTTTCAGGTTTATGTCTTAATACCAGACTTAAAAATTTACTATTATTCTTCATTTTTTAATTCTTTAATTCCAAAATATGTAAAAAATACCATAAAAAATCCCATTATTATCGGTCTATATATTTCAATTTCAGAGCCATATCCTTCTATCATCATTTTAACGTGTCCACCAAGCACAAATGCTGCAAGGACACCACCTAATATTTTTAAAACACTTTTATTCATCATTTAATAATTCTTTACATCTTTTATAACTTAGAAATTCACTCTCTAAGCATTTCTCTTTAAACTCATCCCTTGATAAACAATGGAATAAAACTTCTTCTAAATCAACTTCATCTTTAATCATGTATAGTTCAATTACTTCATTAGCTAAATCAAAATCATCAGTGTGCCATAATACAATGGCTAAGAATTCGTCTCCGAATCCCCATGTGCTTCTTAACCCATTCATTAATGCGGTTAATCTTTCATCATTTTCTATTTCTTCTTTTGGGTTCATTTTTTATTTTTTTTTATAATGTAATAAAACCGCAATAAAGACATTTCATTGTGGCATTTATTGCTCTTTTTTCATCCCACCCATCATAGGTTTTAAGAATATCTATTACCACATTTATATTAACCTCCCCATAATCACTGAATATTTTTAAACATTCACTTATATCATTAGAATGAAATATTTTATAATATTCTATAATTAATGGCTTAAATTTTTTATGGATAAATCGTTTTATATTCATTCTTCTGGATGTTGTAAATCTCTTGTGTTATTTACATCAGTATGATATAACATTTGATGTCTTTGTTGTGCATCAAACCAAGTCTTTGGTGCCCCAAATTTACCTAACCACACTTCATCATACGCCATTTTCATTTGATTGGCACATACTTCATATGGTACTTGACCCACTCCAGTGCCTAAACCACTAATAGTTATTTTTTCAATTTTAATTCCATTTATCCAATCTTCACTCTCTTTTAAATCTTTCAATAAATTAAAAGTGGCTTTAGCGGCCAAATAAGCATTTGGTGTACCTTTCAATATCATTGGCACCCTCATCGTTGGTGCCGAAATACAATATGGTATTTCCTTATTACCAGTTTCAACAACTAACGCTTCACCAACCAACAACTCATTCATTGGTCTATTAGCAATTGCAGTCTTAACATTGGTTTCGGTTTGTCTCCCCAAACGTCTTGTGATAACACCATCCAATCCACCATCCATAAATCCGAATGAGTTTGCTGGAGAAACGATACAGTCTGTTTTAGGTGCAAAGAAATCATCACAATAGATGATTACATCTTCACAATCCATGAACTCTGTAGTCCATGCATCACACATACCTTGATTTCTATCTACTAATTGTATTAACATAATTTTACTTATTAATTGTAACATCTTCCAAAAAAGTTATCATAAATTTTGATACAACTTCGTTTATTGGTGGTGAACCCCATTTATATAAAAGTAATTCATCAGCTACTTCACTGAAGGTTACTTTGGTATTTAGTACATCACTAATATGTTTTGAACATTCTGAAATAAATCTTGGTTCTTGGGAACTATTAATTTTAATAATACTCATCTCTCAATTTTTAATTGTTATATCACAAAGATACGAAAAGTAATTGATAAAAGCAAGTTTTTATTACTCAAAATCATCCCAACACCAAACTGGTGTCTTCTCACCAACCCATCCACCAGAAACATTATAAGTGAAATATTCCAGAGCATCAATATCACTCATCTCATCTCTAGTCATTAATATTTCAAGACATTTCTTAACAGAATAGATTAATCTTGGTTCAGAAAAATCACTCATTATGCCGATTACGGCTTCATCGAAACCATCGGCTAATAATAACTCTTCATCAGAGTATTGTTCAAGTATTTCTGCTAACATTATTTGTTCTTTATGTTTTTTAAATACCACTTAATAAATCTAATAACACATTCATAAGTGGATTCTATTTTTGTGCTTAACACAACGTTATCATAATAAACCTTAACTACTTTAGCATCAGGTCTAAATTTGGTACCTTGAATTGTGCAACCATTAGATGAAATATATACCCCAAAATAACCATGGTCTTCATGGTAGATTGATTCAATTTTTTCAACCACTGGCATTAGCCAATCCCACCATAAATGATATTTCATTTCAGATGGTGTGTTAATAATGCTGTGTGATGATGTAGGTTGGCCATGTGGTGAACAATAAAACCCACCATAATTAACACATCTGTCACAAGGTTCAAGTTCTAAAAACTCTACAATTAATTTATTCTTTTGTTCCATTTTTATTATACCATTTTATATATTCTAATACACAATAATAATGTGCCTCTAAATCGCTTTTAATGTCTTCATTAAACCTACTGCTAGTTGTAAACTCTATCTTACCACTCCACCTTTCTCTAACATTAAAAGATACTGTACTTAGACCTTGTTTTAATACAAACATTTCAACATAAAATTCTTTGCCATCAATGATAATGTAATAATTAAAAGCACAAATTTTTTCAACCACTGGCATTAACCAATCCCAAGACGTATTAAATTTTAAAACAAAATTAGAACCTGTTTCCCCCTTTACTGGACTTGACCATAAAGTTCCATATCTACTATCTTCATAGGGTTCTAACCCCATATAATCAGCAATTAATTTATTCTTTTGTTCTATTCTCATATCTTATTTGCATGATTAATTTACCTAAATTATTCTCACCTTCACCTGTAACTATATCGACACCCCAAAAGGTATCGTTCCACCAATTACCTTCAATAAGGTCTTGATTTTTAGTGTTAATTAATAAAGTTTTAAAAGGTTCTTGATTGAATTTTTCTTTAAGGCATTCTCGCATTACATCAATTTTTACATCATCCCAATCGTCTCTTAAATCAATATCCTTAGATTCTTTTTTTATTTGTTTTGGTGGTATTTGTTTATCGGCACATCTACTTTTCCAAACCATATCATCTGATTTGGCTGACATATAACCATGTTCCACTGATGGATATTCAATCCCATCGTATTTCACATTAACCAATATCATGTTACTTAACCAAGCATATTCACCTTTAAACAAATTAATCATACCTTTACCTTCGTATATTTATTAAATTCGTGTAACATTTCCAATTGACGTAAGTCCAAATGTGATTCCACATACTCAATATCTTCTTGAGTTAAATCATTATAGTAAGCATTAGATAACTCACCAACAATAGATGCGTTGGTATCAGTATCACCACCAAATGAAATGGCTTTTAATATTGCTTCATGGGTTGAATCAGTTGATAAAAATACATATAACACAAAAGGTAATGTACCTTGTGCAGTTGCATCAATCTCTTTAAATGGTTGAAAGGTAGGTGGAAATGGATAATAAAAATCAATCCAATCATGAATTTCTTCTTTCTTATAGTTTTCAAATATCATATGATATATATCATTCAATACTTGACTACTAAACCTAGAATGTAGATTTGTGTGTGATGATGCAGTACTTTTAAGAGCTTCTATTGAACTATTAATCTTATCACCTCTATAAGCATATGGTACTGGTGACATCCTCATTAAACAACCGTTACCATATGAATCTACAACCATTTCATCATCCTTAAGCCACTCTTTAAATGACTTACCGTAATAGTCACTGAAGTATTCATTACCCCAGATTCTATATTCCACATCGTAGCTAGTATTCTTAACCAACTTAGATGCTGCCGCTAACGTCATGATAGTATCATCAGTTACAACTGCATTGTCTGGGTGTATCTTAATATCTTCCAACTTAAGATTGAACTTCTTTTCATAAGGCATACCCGCTAGGTCACCTAATATTGCTCCGTATAATTTATTCATTCTATCCTTTCATATTATTTATATTTTAAAAATAAGTTGAGCTTAGCCAAGATTTTGTTCTATTCTAACATTTAACTATGAACCTTATGATTCATCCAGTTTTTCATGCTGGTGCCACTACCAATCTATTATCGCAATCTGAGTCTCTTGCTAAGAAATTTGTGTTGCATCCCATGTTGCTGTGGTATAACGTCTCTCAACTTCCACATCTCAGAGAGATGTCCTGAACTTCCTCTTGGGTATAATCAAGTTATACCCAAGCGTTAGATTCTCTGACTTATTTTTTAATGTAGTTTAGGACATGATTCTGCATGTATTGGGTGACCTCTATCACCACTCAATATTATATAATAATGTTCTTGAATTTCTACTACCATAACACGACCAATATTATTAATAAACTCACTTCGCTCAATAAGTTTTATTGGGTTTGATATCTCATCATCTACAATTTCATTAGGTGATTCATTGTTTGACTCTGGTTTATATTGTCTCTCTCTACAACTTGCCATCATAATACCAACCAAGATTAAAATCATTAATTTTTTCATAATTATTTATTCTTCTTTTTGTAATACAAAACATAACTTACCATCTTCAGTAAATGAAGAATCACCTTTACCAGTGATATGTTGTGCGGTTACACTTATAACTAACCAACCATCATCTAATTCACGATTAACTGAACTTACACTTTTCGATATTATCACTTTATGTTTCATACTTTTATATGTGAATATTGTTCATTATACATTTCTTGCATATACTCAATATTATTAGATAATGCAAATTTTTTATAAAAATATTTATATCTAGTGAATATTCTTAAGTGCCATGGTTTGAGTTCCCACTTTAATATGGCACCCCAATCACGACCATCAATGTCTATAATAGCAAATACATATTTTTTCATATTACAAATATACTAAAAAAGTTTGACTTAAACAAATTAAACTTTTAAATTTCTGATGTCTTTTTTAATTATTTCTATTTTTTGACTCAAATTATCACATTCCTTATGAAGTTGTTTTTTCTTTTCTTGTTCCTCATTATACCTTTGAATCAATTCATCATCAGCCAGTTCAATCTTGAATGCTGAAAATTGATACCCATGATGGTCTCCATCATGAAGCATTTGAATATGTGTAGCACCTTTAGATTTAAATTTTTTAATTAACTTCTCTAACTTACTGATTGATAATTCTGTGGCATCTACATAACCATACCTCAATTCTTTTCTAAGTTTTTTATCAGTAATTGAATCAATCACGATAAAATCACCTTTTTCATAATCAAATTTAAATTCGTCCTGTAACTCAAAATCTAATTCATCCAATTCTGTATGGGCTACTAAATTTTTTCTAATATAAATGTTCTTAACGTTTTTCATTATTTATTTTTAAGTTAATGATATTACTTTATATGCGGTTTCAAAATCCACTTCAACTAAAATCACTTTAGCTTTATCAATATATCTTTGTCTACTATTTCCAATCTTATCCCAAGATTCATAATGCCAACCACAACCATCACTATGGTTCCAACGACATTGTTTTGAATGAATAATATTTGCCAACCTATATTCTTCAGGTAATTTACTATTTTCTTTATCTAACTTTTCTAACTCATCAGCTTTCGCCCTAAGTTCTTTGATTTTTTCACTATTTTCCATAACCTTTATTTTTAGCATTATTAAAATTTTTAAGTAATTCAGGTGTTAATCCAACAGTCAAAACACCTCTACATGAATATACCATAACATTATTCCCACTTAAATAAAATCCAATTCCAGAAGTGCTGGTATGTGTAGGACTTTCTCTTAACATCACAGTAATAGAGTAACCTTCTTGGATTTCATCATATTCTAAATTATCTAGAACATCGATAACATCTTCACCATAATTATCACCTCCAAATAAAAAGCCCATTACAGCTAATTTTTGTATAGCCGTTAATTGTCTATCTATCTTAACATTGTTTTGCATAATATAAATTTTTACCGTTAGTTTTTAATTCAGTATATTCTTTCCCATCAACATCTTCACCATTGTGAGACCAATGTGGTGCAACTCTAGGATTGTATCTAACTTGTTCACCAGAAACTTCTCTTGGTGCATCTATAAGAACCTTCTCACATAATACCCAAGAACACACTGATTTGTGTGCGCCTAGAAATATCTCTTCTGAGCGGTTTCTATTGTTGTGTAAGGTACAATTAACTAAAGTTAATGAAACCTCGTTAGGGTCAAGATAACGTGACTTCTTGGTGTCAAGATTTTCTATCTTCCATTTCATATAATTGGACCCATTCCCTAGATTAAATCTTACCTTGTAGCTCATATTAATAATTTATTTTTTATTTCCTTATTTTTTATGGTCTGGTATGTAATAACCACCGTATTTACTAGGACCCATCTTTTCAACTTCCTTTTTTCGTTCTACGATATGAGGAACGATGTCAGCCCAATTACCAGCATGTACATAATATCTCCACGTACCATTAACTTTATGCCATCTATTGTGACCATTTGGGAAATCACTTCTAATATTCCATTTATAACTATATTGAGAACGACCTTTATGGTCACCTAATCTTACTGAACCTATTCTGCTGTCATTAAATCTTATATAAGCACTACCAGTGGTTGCAGCGTGCCACAAATAGCACTCAACACCCTCTTTTTCTAATTTACCGATAACAGTTTTTGCAAACTTAGAATAATTCTTACTCTTTCTCTTTGCCATTATAATAAATTTTCAAATATGTATTTTTGAACTTCCTCTTTTATTAAGGTTTCAAACTTTTTAGACCAACGACCACCTTCTCGATGGTAAAATACACCCTCATCACTTCCAGACCAACCACCTTTAAATATTTCAACATCAACTAAGAACCATTCAGATGGTGATGATTTAGAACCACTCATTCTATCAACATAACCAGTTGTTGATGGCATTTTAAGAACACAAAATCTTTGGTCATTAGAAACCCAAATTAATTTTCTGTTTTGGTATTCTGAAGTGCCTCTATAAAATAAATTATAAGCTTTTTGGACATCTTTATCATAATCTTTAGGGTCTAACTCACCTTTATATGTGATAACTTTTTTAATAGCTTTTAATTCATTTGAACAAGCATCTCTAGCCTCTTTATGCTCTTGCCACCAATCAGCTCTAATACTCCTTAATTCTTTATTAAATTCAGATATTTTTTCAAGGAATAATTTATATTTTTCATCATCCTTATACCCTTCATTTAAATATTTAAGGTCTTTTTCTCTTTCTTTGAAAAGAGCTTTCAATTCTTTTTTTGTTTGCTTTACCATTATAAGTCTATTTTTCCGATTATTTTTAAAGATATTTTTTTTGGTGCGAATTTTATTATTTCTTCTTTGAGTAATTTATTTCGATATTTTGGTGTAATCTCAGTACCGTTTCTTCCGATATGGTATTCATAACAAACTGTACACTTGTAAGTCACTAACTTTATAACTTGACCCTTTCTAAGGTTCATATTTTTACAAGCCTTAACAGCCTTATCGTGAGACTTATATTTAAGTTTATTTTTAAGTATTGGTCTACCTAATTCATCATATCCTTTTATTGTTTCACAATGAGTTCTTACCATCTTACTAAGTTTATAATGTTATATTACAAATATACAATAAAAAAATAACCCCACCAAATAAATGATAGGGTTTTTTTTACTAATTTAAAAGATTTACATTAATCAAATGCATTCTGGAATGCTTGAAGTACTGGGTTGTACTCTTGTTGAGTAATTTTAATAACTCTTTTGGTATCAGTTTCAGTTGCAACAGTATTATGATGGCCATGTTCAACTATCATATTGTCGTTTTTGGTATCGATAACTATCGTACCCATTTTGTTAAATTTTTCAACTATTTCAACATTACTTGTGGTAATGTGTGTGTTAGTGGAAGGTTCTAAAATTGTTTTTTTTCTCATCTTTTTTGTTTTTTTTAAGATTGTGATTTAAGTAATTTAAAATAAGTGGTAGCATCTAATGGCACTACTTCCTCATTTTCTTTAGGTAGGATAGTATCATCTATCATTTCAAATAAAAATACGTCCCCCTGTCTTATTATATGCTTAATGTTCCCAAGCATAGATTTATATGTCTTGCATGTTGACGCAATGCATTCTAACGGGTCATTTTTTTCAGCCATTTGACTATCAATCCATAACCAATGTTCATCTTTAGTAGAAGTACACCAACATTTAATAGCGTATATTTTTTCAGTTAGCTTTAATTTTTCACCATTAACTTCATGAAGTTCATATATTTGAGTGAATTCTTCTTCAATGAATTCTTTTTTAAATTTATTGTAAACTCTATTGACTAAATCAATACCGCTTACTTTAATTCTAGTTGTACCTAAATTATTAATCATTTGCGGCACATCTATCACTGAAAAAACCTTCGCCCTAAATTCATCATCCATAATTGAAAAAGCTTCTTCATATGTAAAAGCTTTTGTTGAATCCCATAAATTCATGTAGAAATTACAAATATCTTCATAATTTTCAACATCATGCATCTGTAAATTAATTTTTATTGGTTCAATAAATCTAGAAATAAATCTTTTTTTATTATCCCTATATTTATTTCGCAAATATTTACTTCCATCTTTATAAGAAGGAGCACCATCAATCATTAATGTTTCAATATCTAACATATTAATTATTTATCTTCCAAGTTGGGATTTCATTTAATCTTTTAGAAGCCAAATCATCCATTTCTATGATTTCAATAGCATTTAAATAAATACTAGGTACTTTAACAGATAACTTAGTTTCAGTATTTTTGGTACCTTCAGTTGCTAATTGACTTAAAGTGCAAGCACCAGCCCAAGAATAAACTCGTGTACTATTAGTTAATTTAACACTATAACCACCTTTAATAGCTTTAGCTTTACTTAGTTTACCATAGTGAACTCCAGCTGAATAAGTTCTAATCATTACTTCTTTTCCTAATAAATCGTTTTTCATTTTTTTTTATTATTAATTATTAATGCAAATATATAACTTATTTTTTAAACTAACAAGTTTTTATGCTTTTTTTTATTTTATTTTTTAACCAGAACCAGAACCATAACCAGAACCTCTACCAACACCTCTACCAGAACCTCTACCATAACCATCACCATAACCATCACCCTCGCCAGAACCATAACCAGAACCACAAGCAGTACCAGAACCAGAACTACCACCACCCCAACCACCATAACCATTACCAGCACCAGAACCATAACCTCTTGAAATCTTTATATTCATATGTTTCATTTTTTAACCTATACCATGACCTCTACCATAACCATAACCAGAACCAGAACCATAACCATCACCATTACCCTTTGAAATCTTTATATTCATATGTTTCATTTTTTAACCTATACCATTACCATAACCATCACCACAACCAGAACCATAACCATCACCAGAACCATAACGACCAGAACCATTACCAAAACCAGAACCATCACCAGAACCAACACCATAACCCTCACCAGCACCAGAACCACAACCATAACCATAACCGCCAGCAGTACCAGAACCCTCACCATCACCAGAACCATCACCATAACCATAACCCCAAAAAGAACCTATACCATTACCATTACCAGAACCATCACCAGAACCATCACCATTACCCTTTGAAATCTTTATATTCATATGTTTTATTTTTTAACTATTACCATAACCTCTACCATAACCAGCACCTCTACCATAACCATTACCAGAACCATAACCTCTACCATTACCAGAACCTCTACCAGAACCAGAACCAGAAGCAGAACCAGAACCAGTACCAGAACCAGAACCATCACCATAACCATCACCCCAACCATAACCCTCACCAGCACCATTACCATTACCAGAACCAGAACCATTACCAGAATGACCACCTACACCAAAACCATAACCCTCACCATCACCATTACCATAACCATTACCATCACCTTTTGAAATCTTTATATTCATATATTTTATTTTTTAACCTCTACCATAACCATCACCACAACCATCACCATAACCAGAACCTCTACCATTACCAGAACCAGAACCAGAACCAGAACCCTCACCATAACCAACACCATAACCCTCACCAGCACCATTACCATTACCAGAACCAGAACCATTACCAGAATGACCACCTACACCAAAACCATTACCATTACCCTCACCATCACCATTACCATAACCATTACCATAACCATCACCATCACCTTTTGAAATCTTTATATTCATATATTTTATTTTTTAACCTCTACCATAACCATCACCACAACCATTACCATCACCATAACCACAAGAACCAAAACCAAAACCAGAACCATTACCATTACCAGAACCATAACCAGAACCCTCACCTTTTGAAATCTTTATATTCATATTTAGTGTTTAATTTTCAATCATCCAACTGGCATTACCTTGTAGTTTATATTTTAATTTTTTAAGTGCTTTACGTTTTATCACTAAAATTAAAGTTGATGTAACACCTAATTCAATAGCAATTTCCTTCGGAGTTTTAGGTTCATAACCATTAAAACCAAATAATAATTGAAGAACCAACGATTCCCGTTCATTTAATTTATTTAATAATGTATTTATATTATATATTGAATGAGTTGAATCTAAAGTATTGCTTGGGTTATTACTATTTGAATCCCTAATTGAATCAATTAACGAACCCGAATCTGAATTTTCAGTGAATTGTTCATCTAATGATTTAGTAAAAATTCTATCTCTATTGAGAAAGAAATTAATACTGGCTTCAGAATAAGATTTTTCTAATACTTCTATTATTTCATCATAAGATGGCTTACGTTCTAATTCTTGTTCTAGTAAACTAACACACTTTTTTATTGCATACAATTCATTATTTTTATTATCAGGAGTCCTAATAATTTTTGAAGTTTGAGAAATATAAGCCGACATTTGTTGCCTAATCCACCATACAGCATAAGAAATAAATTTGAATCCTCTTGTTGGGTCAAATTTTTGAGAGGCAATGATAAGACCGATATTTCCTTCATTAATCAAATCTTCAATCTTAATATTTGGGGTAGTATATTTTTTAGCAATACTAACAACAAATCTTAAATTATGTTTAACTAATTTCTGTCTAGCATTTTCATCACCATTTTTACTAAGAGTTGCCAATTCAACTTCTTCGTCTGATGTTAATAAAGGTATTTTATTCAATTCATTAAAATATGAATTCATTGAACGTGTTTCTCTTTTTGTAATTCTCTCGTTTGAGATTGCAAAATTTTTCATATATTATATTTAATATTTATACAAAGATACTAAAAAAAAATAACCCCACCAAATAAATGATAGGGTTAATTTTTTAACAACTTAGGTCACATGGTCTGGAACCACATGTTTCACAATCTAATGGTGAATAACCACAACAATCATAAGCATCTCCATCTACTGTTGGACCACCACAATCGAGACATTCTCCATCTATTTCATTTTCGGAATAATCACTTGCATCACAGCACATAATATTGTATTTTTAAATTAATATTCTATTTTTAAAATTGGCGGGTAGAGGGAATCGAACCCTCATCTTTGATTTGGAAGACCAATATAATATCGCTTTCGCTACCGTTATACGATACCCGCTTATTCTAAAGTGCAGATACTCGGAATCGAACCGAGTCTATTCCAGCTTGGAAGGCTGGCGCACCACCACTTATGCGTCATCTGCGTTTGAGGAAAGGTTGAGTCAGCTCTCAACCAATGTATCTTATGTACTTCAAGCTGGGTTTGTTTTTTCCTCATTGAGCACCCACCCAGAATCGAACTGGGGTCTCTTCCATACCACAGAAGAATTTTAAACCTATTAAACTACAGGTGCATCTGGTAATTAACGGTAATTAATCTCTATTTATTGAAACTGAATCGTAAGCGTTTCCAATCACTTCCATTTCACCAGTTTCTGGGTTTCTTAAACTTAAAGTAACGTTGCATGTAGCATACTCACCATAAGTTTCATATTCCGTACCCATATCAACTGATATAGATAAGTTTCTCATTAGGAATTGATATAATTCCATTTGCATTGAATCATCCATTTTATTAAATTTTAGAGCGGTGAATAGGACTCGAACCTATATCTCAGCCGTGGAAAGGCTGCGTGTTATTCTAGAACTTTCCAAATTGACACTATCACCGCATTTGTCTCCTATGAAGGATTCGAACCCCCCTCCTGTAACCCTATAGCTACCGTGCTTAACTAGTATGTTCCATTACACCTATACGAGATTTTATTTGTCCGAGAGGTGGGAATCGAACCCACGGTGGAGTCATTAACTCATCAGCTTAAAAGGCTGGACCGTTCGCCTAGCTACGGATACTCTCGGTTATACCAATTTATTAAAGATGTCTGGTGTCACCTCCCTCTTTGATGGCCCAGTGGGACTCGAACCCACACTAATTTTCCATTTTATGGTGTATATCTCTATGACAATTAGCGCATACTACATCACATTTCTCAATTTCTTTTAAGGCTTTATTTTTACCATATCTACCTAATAGATAACTTATCGCCCCCTCTTTTTTATTAGGGTCTCTATGATGAAAGTCTAAAACCCAATATCTAGATTCTGAACAAACACTACACTTCAATGTCTTTTTATATTCTAAAAACCATTCTTTTAACTCATTACGTTTATTAATATTCCTTTCTTTATAATACTTTTTATTATTATTATAATGAGCTTTTAAATTTAATTTATTACATTCACGACATTGTGAAGATAAACCATCTTTATTTCTATTTTTTTTATTGAACTCAGTAGTGTTTTTTTCTACTTTACATTTAGTACAAATTTTTTTCATGATATCTTTTATTATAAATATCTAAAAACTCTTTGAAGTTCAATAAAAATTCAAAGTTAGGGTAGAGAGATTCGAACTCACGCTTTCTTGGTTCAAAACCAAGCGTCTTAGACCGCTAGACGATACCCCAATAAATAACCACATCGGAGTCAAAGGCCGATATGTTAACCAGTTACACCATAGGCCAATATTTCACAATTCCTAACGTATCTGCCTTAAGGTAATTAATCTTATCACCAGATTGTAGCCTGACCTCTCCACGAAGCTGAAGCTAGACATTAATAATTGCTTTCTACATGTATAGTGGGCATGGAGAGATTCGAACTCCCAATGGGGTCTTTCAACACCTACAGATTTACAGTCTGCTCGCTTCAGCCAATTTGCATACATACCCAATTTGTCTCCCGTTACTCATGCATGAGCCGTGGCATTACGGGAGCGATGTTTTTCCACATTCTGAGCTCTGTATCGGTATCGAACCGATTCTATTCTAGGTTACAAATCTAGTGCACCACCTTTTATGCGTACAGAGCAAATTTAATTTCTATTCTTCCTAGATGCTAAATTAATAAAGACATCTACTTCCAGTACCCCCGCTGGGAGTCGAACCCAGCCCCACTCCTTAAAAGGGAGTTGCCTACGACCAGTTTGCTACGAGGGTATTTTATTAAACATTTCATCATATTCACCATTCAAATACGCTTCTTTCATTTCTTTCAAACGTTTATTACGGTTGAAAATCCTCTTGTTTAATTTTTCTTTTGCTTCTGGTGATATCTCACCTGAATGTTTTAATTCTATCATTTTCATAATTCAAATTTTAGCGGCTGCGAAGGGATTCGAACCCAACCGACGATATGATGTAACGCTCACATATCCATTCTCATTCAACTAAATTAATATGATTGAAAGGTGACCTATTCACTACAGCCATTTAAAGAGGAAGATTACCAAACTCGCTAAAGTCAGGCGTTGTTGTACAATTGGCATATCCAATCTTCTTACTTGTCACTTCACTTATATCAGTACAACTGGTTCAATAAGTTACTCACCAAATAATATCCTCTTTTTGTGGGGCACATAGGATTCGAACCTACTCAGCTTACGCACCAGTTTTACAGACTGGTCCAACTCTCCAACGTTGGCGGTACCCCATTTTTGAATGTTCATTATTTTGCTCTGTTCATTGTCACTGAACACTCATTTAAAATGAACACTATTGATGGGATGGACGGATTCGAACCCTCACTCGTGCTGGCTCAAAACCAGCTGTGTTACCATTACACCACATCCCAATAATTTAATTCTATGCTAGGATACGTTTCTCCTTCTATGAATTAATAACAGTCTGGTCGTCGGGAAGGTCGGAATCGAACCGACCATACTGAGGCATCCAAGGCCCCGTAGCCTTTTTTCATTTTACCTTGGTCACTTCCCGTTAGTTTTCATTTCTTCAATATCTAAATTATGATAATGGAATTTTTTTGTTAATCTTTTAGCCAGCATTACCTGTTTCCAATAATCACTACGTGGAAGTAGATTAACTCGATTATTTCGGGAATGAGAGATTCGAACTCTGACCTCCGCTTTCCAAAAGCGGTATGCAACCTTTACAACACATTCCCGATAAAAATACAATATTTCAAAGAACCCAATTTTATAGATTTGGAAACTATTAAACGCAAAAAACCCAGTTGAAATTGTTTTATCAACTGGGTTTTTGTATATTGTCTATCGACTAGAATTATATTACCATAATTCTTGGTCTTCGTTACAACGCATACCCAGTTTACCTTGAGGCTTCCCGCCTGTCGGTTGATACTGTTTCGTATATGTCGTTGTAATTGTCATAATTTCTAATTGTTAGCTTTCGCTGTTATTAATATATAGTTCAAAGATACATAAAAGTATCTTAAAATACAATGTTTTTTTAATCTTTTTTTTATTTTCTTCTAATATAAGCCTTTAAAGCGTTGTTTTTGAACTTCTTAAAGGCAAAATATTGTTTTTGTTTCATGAGCCTATCTTTGGTTTCCCAATACTCATATCTACTTCTGAAATCTCTCCAATCGTTTAAATTCCAATTTCTTGTTATTGAAATATTTTCATTTACTAATTGATAATCATTCATTTTTTTTGGGCGTTTACGATGGGGTTTTAACACCCCACCTAGTTTTTTTTAAATTGAGAACTGAACCGCAAAATTAAACTCAATATTTTTAGTGGGGGTAGTTACATTTACAATAACATTTTCAACTTGGTTACAGAATCACAGTCGCATGACTGGTCTGGTTATACCCCCGATTAAAATATTTACCCTCTGCATTTATTTGATAAACCAGCATTTCACTGGGTTAGGTAATTAACATAGTAACTAAACTATGAATATTTTTAGTGGAGATGGCTACACTTACAGTAGCATTTTCAGCATGATTACAGATACCAGCTCAATGCTGGTCTGGCTACATCCCCTTTCGCCAGAGTGACTAATCTCTAGTGTTTTACATTACGCTCCTTGTCGTAACAACCAACTCAAGGTTGGGTCATTGGGCATTTGTAGCTCCACCACACATTTTTGGATAAATGAGAACCTCTAGTGGAAATGGCAACACTCACAGTTGCATTTTCAGTACGATTACGGAATCACTGCCTTCACAACAGGTCCGACTACATCCCCTTTTTAAAAATCATTATTTTGAATATAAAAGTAGATTACGAATCTTGTATTCAGTTACATTCTTTAATACCATACGTTATAGGTATTTTATAATGAAATTTTAGTGGGGATAGTAGATTCGATACTACATTTCTACTTCAAAAGCAGCGACTTCAAGTTAGTCGATATCCCCGTTTAACGCTTGAGTGTTGGGCGTTATTAATATCATTTTACATCTGGTTTCCCTAGCGCACACACCTCGACTTTCGTTCTGGTAGACATTATTAAGACAGTCTTATAGTGACTGCGAACTCTTTTACCATGAACTGATATAAACCAATTTCACTACCTAGCTCCCTTGTGAGGATGAAAAGGCACTACCCTCTTACTAACGATACCTATTTTTCGTTTTAGTTTCAGCCTTGTGAGCTTTCACTAGCTACATATTACAGCAGCATAACTTAATTTTGTATCCATGGTCGCAAGAACTTTTACTTTTCTGATTTTTATTACATTAAAAACGTTGGCTATTAACCAACCATAGAATAGCGATGCTCTCTCTTACAGGATGCGTCTTGCGATTGACAAGCGTGCTGGCTTTGGACCAGTGTAGCTTACAACACCCCGTTGTAACTTTTTACAGTCACGTCATTTCTTCATTACTTAGATTTACCTCAGTTAACTTTTTAAGGTACTGTTTCCAGTAGAGCTTAAAGAAGTGTCACATTGAACATTCCATAACAAATTATGATGAAATCAGCCTATCCGCTTTTTACACGTTTCAACCAAAATCTATTAACCATCTATTGATATTTCTATCTCAACTTCCCGAAGCTAGGAAGTGGGTTTGTCATCTAAGTCAGTCGACCCTTGATGCTTTCCCGTAGTCAATATGCTTACATAGATTACTAAAACCGAAGTCTCAATAACGCAATGCCTTGTATAGACATCACTTTAAATACCATTGCTGGATTTATCTTAGTCTCCGAAGAGACAGGAGCATAAGCACCCCATTATTTTCAATATTTTTAAGAACGTTTGGTAGCTTTTAAACTACTCTGCAAATATACAACTTATTTTTTAATAAACAAGTTTTTTTTACATTTTTTTTTAAAAAGTTTTTATTTTGGTAGTGATTCCCTCTTAGCGCAAATTGCGTATCAAAATATCAACTTTTTTATTACACTACAAATATATGTTATTATATCTAATAAAACAAGTTTTTTATAGTTTTTTTTTTAAAAAAATATTAAACTATTGTAAATCAATTATTTAATAATGAATTTTTTTACCAATATATTACTATCATTTATAATATGAGCAATATAAATACCACTCTGTAATTTATAATCAATAATATGGTAATCATAGATTGTATCTTCAGATATAAATCTACCTAATGAATCATATATTTTTAGTGTTGCCATATTATTAATACCAACAATAGAATTAAGATTAGTATTATTATCATAAATAATTTTAATTTCATCATTTAATGATGGAGTTTGAATTGATAATGTTTCACTTAAAGAAATTCTATGAATATCTCCAAATAATGTTACTATATATATTGACCCATCAATTGGGTTTTGAGTAATATCTATTGTAACTGGATAAGAATTAATTGGTGCAAATTCTTCTATATAATCAAAATATCTATCATTACTTTGGTCTACATAAGGTATTCCAATATTCAACCAACCTCTAGAATAATCACTAAATATATAAGCACCGTTATAATTTTCACCAAAACCATCACCAGATATATAAGCACCACCAGTAATTGAATTTCCTTCAATGGCGTTTACATCAATTATTGGGTCTAATACCCCATCAGTAAATCTAGGTAATCTAGTTAATGGGTTTCCACTATGCCCATAATCTAATTCAGGTGGATGATGTGTAAATCGTCTTTGTGTATCGTCAGACACTTCAACAAATGAAGTTGCTTCACTCATAAGGTCAGAATAAGGTACGCCTTCATCTGGATTATTACCAGATAAAGTCCTAGTACTAAATCCTTCACGTAACCCCCACCCAGCATTTAAACCAGCTTTATCTATTAGGGTAACTTCTTCTTTATTACCCTCACCCACATCAGCAACGTATATTGTTGTTGGTTGATTATTAACCCCCATATATGGTTTACCTACTATATCAAAAGGATTTCTAAACCCTAAAGCATAAACCCTAGATTCTGGTGTTCGTCTATTATTAGAATCATAAAATGGATTTCCGTTAGCACCATCACCATTCCATGGATTAATTCTTAATAATTTTCCATTAAGACAATTAATAATTTGACTTTTACTACCCCCATTTACATTTAATTCAGCTCTCATAATTCCTCTATCAATGGCTTGTTGATTAAAAATACCACTTCCACCATCGCCAGTTGAAACGAATAACATGTTATTCTCACCCCAAGCCATACCACCACCTTGATGATTTCCAGCTGTAGATGGAATCCCATCAGATGGTGTTTTACCAATTAATATTTCTTCACCAAACTCAATATTTTGTGGCCATGATATTTCCCATCTAGACACCCTATTTATTGTTGCTGAATCATCATTTACATCTTCATTTAACCCTGGGAGTAAATAAGTCTCTTCAACGGTATAATAAACATAAATAAAATGTCTGTCAACAATGATACTTTGTATACCTCTTTCAAAATAAGTAGTTACTTGATTTGTAATATCTATTACTGGGTTATCTCTCTTGACCCAATTATCATTTACTAAATCAGCTATCCAAATTTTACCAGCTCTTTCAGCTATAACCATCATATCAGGTCTACCAGTAATAAATTCAACGTCCATTGGACTGTTATAAGTGTCAATTAATTGTTCAGAAACGTAACCATCTGGTAGTTGTGCGAAGATTAATGATGTGCACAACAAAAACATCGTAATAATAACTTTTTTCATATCTATAAATTTATAGATAAATATAATACATTTTTACAAGTTGTCCAGCTTTTTATACACTTTATCGATAAATTACAGAATTAAATAAGAAAAGTATTACAATAAAAGGAATCTGAAGTTTCTCTCTTCGGCTGGTATACCAGGTGATTTATGATTCCTTTTGGTAATGATTGGTATCTATATTCGTTTAGTCAACACTCTACTTCGAGGATATTAGGTTTTATTATTAATACGAATTTTATTAGCGAGGTAGGATTACCACTATTTACTTGACTTCTTAATATCCTACTATTTTGCCACGCTATTACCTGACCTATGTTTGTTAATCATTATTAGCACCCTCTTTCTTATTAGCTGAATCCTATTCATTTAAGATTACTAATCCACTAATAAGAGTAGGGTCTTGTAGTTAGATTCCAGTACTAGCCCGATGCGATAACTACTTTGCTGAGAACTCATTTGTGTTGTAGAGAACGACGTTTTATTCTCTATATTTAAACGCTTTTTCCTTTCTCAAGGGAACAACACATTATCATATTACTATGAAATATCAGTGATTATAGTGGTATCAATGTTTAGCCCACTTGTTTTTAAGAGATAAATGTCGTATATTTACCCCATGAATATAAATAATAGTATTACCCATAAGAAATGTCCTAAATGCAATACAATTAAAGACAGAAAGCTTGATTTCTACCCTATAAAAGGACAAGAAATTAAGGTTAGTGGCTTTTGTAAGTCTTGTATTCTTGATTCTAATGCTGAAAGAAGAAGAGTTATTAAACAACAAGCTATTGATTATCTTGGTGGTAAATGCTCTAATTGTGGTTACAATAAATGTAATTCAGCACTTGAGTTTCATCATATAGACCCTACTCAAAAGGATAAAGATTATTCAAACTATAAAACTTCATTTGATAAACTTAAACCTGAATTAGATAAGTGTGTGCTCCTATGCTCAAATTGTCATAGAGAGCACCACTCATCCTAACATGCTACTAGGATTACTCCGTTATTGTGCTTAGAGATTTCATTATATCCGTTAGGACTCTAAGCCTTATAATTAACAATAACATCCTGTCAATTCAGGATTAGTATCTTTATGTGAATAAGCATATACCTCACGAAGACATAGGTATCTTTCCAATTTAGTGTCTTCTCTTACTCACAAAGGTTTCAATGTTTAACCTTCTTAATGTATCACAACATCTACTAGTACACCCAGTATATTAAAGTGGGGTCAAGAGGATTCGAACCTCTATATAACTTTGTGTTGCACCACTCTGTTATACTCAACTAGACCAACTCTAGACTAAGTAGATTATAATGTACACTCTACTCTACCGTCTTGTCTTTGACCCCATATATTAAAAACTCTTTGCCCAATTCAGCTATGGGATGGTAGGTACTTCTGCCCATGAATTAAATCACCATGCAAGACCACTTATACACAACCACCTGATAATGGTTTATGGTGAATCAATTGTAGCCCTAATTTAATTACTATTAGGATATACCATTGTTTATTTTCAATCAAAGAGTTTAATCCATTTTATTTTATAGATTTTAAACCTAAATTTAAAACATATTCAAATGCTTTTCTAAATTGTTGATATAAAAAGTTCCATACATCTCTCATTAAATCTGAGAATACCCAAGTTAATAATGATACTGGAAATAAAAACCACCAACGAAAAACGTTACCTTTTAACTTACCTTTAGTTGAATCATTAAAATTTTGTATCGGGGTGGTACCTTCACTGTGATGTGTTAATAACTTTTTCTTAAGAACACCTCTTTTTCTACCATAGAAATAGGTCCTGATTAATGAATGGCCTAAACCAATCAATAGATATAACCCGATTAATTTAAGGGTTATATAATCAGTAATTTCAAAATTACCCCAAAATTTAGTTGCCACGATAAATATCACAAATGATATTGATGCTAACCATCCATTTTCAGTAACTTCTGAAATGAATAGTGTCACTATAAATGCTATTGTTAAAACGTAAAACATTAATACGCTACCCATGAATACGAATTCAGGAAAATTATTTACTAATTCACTCATAATTAATTACATTTAGATTCTTTAATAATATACTTTCCTTGAATAACACCAAGAGATGATACTTCTTGAAATGTGTGGGTTACTGGTTCGTAACCTTCTGGCATTGGTATATAACTATACCATAATTGGGTTTCTTTCCATGTGATATTACCTACCATCATCCCACAAGGGGCATCAATTTCGGCAGTACCACCAAAACTTTTAGCTCTTGAATTTTGAGTACAAGATATTAAAAATAATGTTAAGAGTAAAATTACTAATATTTTTTTCATATTTAATTTTTAATTTGTGTTAATATTTTAATTAATTCTTTTTTATTATTAAAAATATCATAAGGTGTAAAATCTGGATTTAAAACTTCTCCAGTATTATTATAACACATTCTATAACTATAAGAAGGAATTTCTTTTAGCAATTTTTTTATTTGCTTATTTTTTTTCATTGTCTTTCTTTATGAATTTATCCAACATTTTATGTTTCACCATTTCAAATGCTTTATTTTTGATTGAGTCTACCTCTTTATCTAGTTTGTTAGACGCTTCACTTACTTCAAAACTAACTACACTAAGTACATCATTTTTAAATCCGATTACATCATTAGCATAATTTTCTACTTGATTATGTAATTTATTATATTGCACAACCAAATAAAGATTAGTAGCAGTGAAAATCACTAATAAAATTGTTAATACTATTGTTAATATTTTATTCATAATTTAAGTTATTTTTAATTCTTTATTTATTAGATTACAAATATACAAATAAATTTTGATATCACCAAACTTTATCCAATAAACTTTATTACTTCTCCCATTTCATCTAACCATTCTTGTGGTAAGAATTTAGCATTAGTATGTTTTACAAAATGTTTACGCCACATAATAATAAACACTTTAATATCTTTAATATTCTTCATTAGGAGTGATGTGGCTGATTCAAATTCGAAATTAGTTTCATCACCATCTAATATATTATCTAAAGAATCGTCAAAGAAATCTTCAATTTCTGATACCATACGTTGTTTTCTTTCAGATTCAATCCATTCACTATAATTTTCAAGTGCGTGTATTGAACGTTTAACCCTTTGAATATCTTTAGTATGTGAAAAAAGGTTATATTTAATTAGCAATTCATCTTTTAATTCATCAGCCTTTAATTCATATTCATTATGACATGTCTTACAAAGACATAGAACATCGAATGAACTTTTAGATTTATACTCATCTGGGAAGTATTTTCTATATTGATAAGGTACTACGTGGTGTTTTGTTAATTCATCATCTGAACCACATACTACACAACAATTCAATAATTCTAACTTATAATATTCACCCCTATCTTTATCACCTTTAGATACAAAGGTGAGTTTAAAATCTTTTTCATTTATCATTACAGCCAATTCCCTATCTAAATACCAAATCATTCTTTTAGTATCTACATGTGCTAAGAATTTATCTTTAATTGAGAACATCTTATGATTACCATAAGGGTTTCTATATGATATACGTCCAGCCATTAACTACGTAAATATTTAAGGTTTTTAAATACCCAAAAAATATTAAGTAATTTAAAAATGTAACTTTTAAAATCTCCTTTTAAGGGTATTTTATTACTACCATTAATTATATGAATTATTGCACACAGACAACATTGTATCAAATATATTAAAATAATTGTTAATAAAGTTTCCATAATTTATGTTTTAATAAGCAGTTTTTGTGGGTGAATATGTTGGTATTCTGAATTTAATCCCTAAATATATATTAGGTTTCCAGTCCCAAGGTCTATATGAACCAGATGGGTCATCATATTTTTCAGCTAAATCACCTCGTTGCATTAATGTAGTTTTAAGTGAAGCGGCTAACCAATCTGTAAGGTAATAATCAACTTGAGAGGTTAATTCAAGACTAAGATTACCTTGTGTAGAATCACTACCTCTTATAATTTTAGCACCACCAACTAATAATGTTAACTCATAGGTTTCCCTTTCACCTGTAAATGGAACGTGCATGTAATGAAATGTATACCCCCCTTGAAGCCCGTATCTAATGAATTTAAATTCAGATAGGTCTGCATATTCAAAAGTTAATCCAATAAGCATTCCACCATAATCATTACCAATCACTTGCATATCACCTTCAATTCTTAAATCTAAAGTAAAGGGACTATTACCATGGTCATCTTTAAAAAAGGCTAAGGTAGGGTCTTGATAGATTCCAAATCCAATTTGTGAATGACCAAAAACCCCTACTAATAGTAAAATCATTAATATATAATTTCTCATAATCGTATAATTTTTTAAATGTTATTCTACAAATATACAAAAAATTAATTAATCCACCTAATTATTTTAGTAAAATTCAAATACAAGGGTTAATGTATGCCTCCAAGGAAAATCAGATAATGTTTCATCATAATATGTGGTGTAGGATAAATAAACACTATCGCCATCACTAATTCTTTGTCTTAAGGTTATAGGTATACCAGTACCATAACCTTTCATTACTCTAGCTCCTAAATAAAACGAATTATTAATTTCAGATTTAATTGCGTATCTAAACATTATGTCGTACCATTCTGAATTTTGTGTTGTAGGTGAAAATGGATTTTTATTTCTTTGATAAAATGCATATGTTCTAATTTTATCACCAGTGGTAAAATATAACATATAACCAAATCGACCTTCACTAGAAACACTTTCTTTACCAACCATTATATATGTTGATAATTTATCAGTAATGTTATAATACCCACCTAATAATACTTGACCATATTCATACTGGTCATTCCCTTCAATTGACACATAATCTGCAAAGCCAAATTTTTCAGTTATTGGAAAAAATCCAAAATGAGTTAATGTTACTATTGAACTACCCTCTGAATTTCCAGAATTAGCTAATCTAATATCATTTTCAAAAAAAGAATAATTCTGAGATGACATTGAGAATGAGATAAATAATGATAATAATGTAATAAATAATCTTTTCATTTTTTTATTTTTAAATTAATTTATAATTGGTTGATTACAGCATTCACATATTTCTTGAATACCTAAATCGCATTTAATTTTAGAATTACTTGGTATATTCTGGGCATTACCTTTCAACCATTCTTTTTTTGTAATTTTATTTAATTCTTTACCATCTATATGTTGAATTGTTGGGCAATCGGCATATAATTTACCATCTTTAATAATGTAACTTACGTGCCAATGTCCACCATCACGATAATAAAAATTATTATGTTTTATAAAACGCATTTCAGTAATACCTAACTTAATGAAAACGGGGATTTTAACCCCATCTTTATTTTCAATCATTGAAGGAATTCTTGTTAATTTTACCATTATAATAAATTTAGAATGAAATGAGTTACGGTTCCTATAATAATAGCTAACATAGAGTTAATGAATAATATGAATATCAATATTGGCCATAAATACCTTTTCATAATATTAGAAATATTACTTAAAAATATAACGGTCTTACCATAAATTTCACGTCTTGATAATGTTGTTGCATCTGCAATTGTACTACCCATTTCTTGATAATCTCTAATATCAGACCTTTTCCAAATGAAGAAAAGATATTGAACAGTACAAATAATTAAAAATGTTATTAAACTATACATAATTTTTAAATTTTAAATTGTCATCATATAATCTTCGATTTGCTCGACAATCTTGTTAAACATAGGATTTCTTTTAATCCCCTTTCTCTCAAATGGCAAATCTATATCATAGTGCATAATGAATCTACTAGGTGCTCTACCCATTATATAAATATCATCAGACAAATATACAGCTTCTTGAATATCGTGAGTTACAAAGATGATAGTAGGGTTAATTGTTTCATAAATTTCAACTAATAAATCTTGCATCTGTAGTCTAGTTTTTACATCTAACGCTCCAAATGGTTCATCCATTAATAGTATATTAGGGCTTGATACCAGACTTCTAGCAATTGCTACACGTTGTAATTGACCACCAGATAATGTTGGGTATTGAGCGAATTTATTCTCATGACCATCAAGGCCAACCAACTTAATCATTTCCATGGCTTTCTCATTGCGTTCTTTCTTTCCAATACCTTTAAATTTTAACCCTAGTGCTACATTTTCAAGAACTGTGTACCATGGAAAATTAGAGTACTTTTGAAACACCATCCCAATATTAGGATTTCCGATGATTTCTTTTTCATCAATTAATACTTTACCACCACTAGGTTCGGTAAGGCCAGCTATCATTCTAAGAACTGTAGATTTTCCACAACCAGAAGGTCCTAAAATAGTTTTGAATTGGCCATATCGTTTACCATTAACGATATTCTCATTTCTTTCAAGAAGAAAATTAAAATCTTTAATTATTGTTTTCTTGGCATCACCTTCACCGTAAAATTTTTCAATTCCCTTTAATTCAATAACGTCAGGTTTGCTCAAATCGTTTATAAATTCCATTTTATGCTTTCTTTAAATGTTTATGTGGAAATAATATTTTATCAGTCCAAGTAAATAACCTATCTTGTACTATACCAATCAATACAATTACTATTAACAAGGCAAATACTTCTTCAGTTCTACTTTGTCTAGCTGATTTAAATATCATGGCACCAATTCCACCTGTACTATTAAGCATTTCTGCAATAATAATATAGGTCCAAGAAATAGCAACAATAACTTTAATATCATCAAATAGTTTACTAAGAACTGCGGGTACAAATATATGCTTAATGATTTGCCATTTACTACCACCTAAAGTTTGAGCGGCTTGTACATATACTTTATCAACTTCGCTAATTCTTTGAACAACGATTGGTAATAAGTAAACAAATATACCAAATGCTAAAAACTGCACCTTCATATTATCATATATACCGAACCAAGCTATAAATAAGCCCGTTAGAGCGGTTAATGGAATAAATCGACTAGAATCTACGTACTTAGAAAGTAACGCTCTAAAAAACGGTATTAAACCGATTGTAAATCCTAATGGAACTGCAATTAAAACAGCTTCAATATAGCCTAAGTAATTAAGTTTTAATGAATAAAGTGTATTCTTAACTAAAAACTTATCAAAGTGTAATGTTTTAAAAGATTTAAGAACGTCAATTGGATTTGGTAAAATAGATTTTGCTACCATACCACTACTCGTAAGCACATACCAAGTTAATAAGATGATAGCTAAACCACTTAAACCAATTATGGTCTCAGTTTTTCTAGATAATTCACCTCTTAATTTAAATAGATTTTTCATGTGTTTTTATTAAAAAAAGGAAGTGTAAGTAGGGTAGACAGCTAATCGCTATGTATTCCTTAGACTTCCTTTTGTGAATTCTTTAACTACTGTGAAATTAATTCAAAGTCAGTTCTTCTATTTTTTGCTCTACCTTCCGCAGTAGTATTACTTGCTACTGGATTGTCAGGACCATTACCCACTACTACAAATCTGTTTCTATCGAAACCATGTTCAGTAGATAAGTACGTAGCAACAGCTTGTGCTCTACGTTTTGATAATGATATATTATTTCCATAACTCCCAGTGTTATCACTATTCCCAGCAACTCTAATACGTGTATTAGCAAAGTTCTGAGCTATATCTAAGAATTCTTTATCGATAATGTACTTGGCATTTTCAGTTAATGTTGCACTACCAGTTGGAAATGATACAGTTACTTGTTTAGTTGACACCGCACTTGTTATATTAACATCTGCCATAACAGCTGTTGGAGCTGAGAATGTAGCCATACCTTCTGCATTATGTTGAGAACCATTTAAAGTAATGTTTCTTATAATATTAGGGTTTGCAACAGTTCTCCAATACGTATTACCTTGTAAGTAACCAATTGATTTATATTTTTCTGACATCTTACCATAAATCTTCTCACCAGTTACACCATCAAATGATGGGTTAAGTCCAAAGAAATTAAGATTATCACCATATGTAGTTAATCTTACATTGTCAATCGCACCTAATGCTTCATCTGGAGCGATATTAAGACCTTCTGATAATATTGTCACTGCTTTATTTTTAGCACTTGCACTAGTGTTAATTTCTGATGCACCAATCATCCAACCTTCAACTAATTGAGATAATTCAGCATTATGAGAATCAATAAATGATTTCTTAGCGATGAATACATCAGCAATAATGTTAGAAGCTTGTTTAGTAGATTGAAGTACTTTAGACCCATTTACTGTTTTAACACAACTTATATCGTCTGGTGACCATACTACTGCCGCATCTACTTGACCATTCTTGAACATAGCGGCTGCATCAATTGCATTAGCCACTTCAATTACAGTTAAGTCACTTGCATTAAGATTACCAGCATCTAATAAGTTCAAGAAGAACGTATGTGATGGTGTCATTGGTGCAACTGCGATAGATTTGCCTTTTAAGTCATTAACCTTATTAATTCCTTTTCGTACAACTACTGCATCACCACCTCGTGACCAATCTGATTGAAATACAATTTCTGGTTCAAATTCTGCTAGACCAGGTGCTTCTGTACTAAATGAACCAGTTGTGGCCCATAGTAAGTCTACATCACCATTCTTCCATGCATTACGAGATGCATCGAAATCGTCTAAGATTTTAAATTCCACATAGAACCCATAGTCCTTATAGAATCTTGAAGATTCGTTAGCGTCAAAACCGTTGTTGAAATACTGTCCACCAGCATATCCACCCCATGTTACAACACCAACATTAATTGTAAGAGCGTCACTATTTGACTTTCTTACTGCCTTTTTCTTTGTACCATCTTTGGTAACGACATTATCTACACTTGGCATAAGTGTAGAGAAGTCTAAATTTCCAGTAAAATACAATCCACCAGCCGCTATAATAGCGATAAGAATTACAATTGCAAGTTTACCTTGTGGTTTTAATTTTGCCATAATTTTTAAATTAAAGTTTTTAAATGTTTATATTGATTACAAATATAAGAATAATATTTGTGATATCCAAATTTTATTTGAAAAAGTTTTTCTCGTTAGAATCAAAAGTTCTACCTTTTGGAATTTCTGGAGCCTGTTCAAAAGTTCTACTCAATAGAACTGGTTCAGCTTTTTCTACAGTTTCAGTACCAGACATTTGAGTTCTAATTACTTGTAAGTAATCAGTACTACTATCATTTAAGAAGTCTAAACTATTACCAGCTTCCCATGCTTCTAACATCTTAAGACCATCTTCCTTGAAGACTTCGTTTTCTAGGTCAACCCCATCGATGAAGTTTTGAGATACGTCTATGAATCTTTCCATTTCACCTACCTTAGCACCTAAATCATCAGCAACATATTCTAATGCTCTATCGAATAACTCAGCTTCACTACTATTACCAGCAATAATACTTTGTGCTGATTTCATTACACTGTGAGAGGCATGAATTACATTTCTTTCATATTCAATAGTTTCAATTTGGTCTTTAATATCTTGAATCATAATTCCAGAATAGAAATACATTTTATCCATTCTTTTATAAAGGTCTTCGATTTTTACAAGTAATATTTGAAGTTTTCTAACCATTTCATCACGTCTACCAGCCATTCTAGTATTCAAAGCAACTTGACTATCACCTTTTCGAGTACCTAGTTTTTTGGCCGCAGATGCTAAAGACATAAGTTTTTGTATTTCTTTATTTACATCACTTATCTTACGTTGTAACTTACCCTTTTCTTGCTTAAGTTTACCTAATTGCTTATCCATATTAGCTCTTTTATCAACTAATGACGATACATAAACTTTCATGATTCCAATTGGGTCAATCTCAATAAATAGGCTTGTTAGTTTTTCCATACCCACTTTATAGAAATACCACAATAACGTTCTAAATTTCTTATCACTAAGCAACCAGAAGATTGTGAATAAACCTAATCCCATGAATACAGCTGAAGTCAAGTTTGAGAATGCTTCGGCAATCCATGCAGCATTTTTAAGTAATAGATATCCAGCACCGAAAACTAATAGTCCGACACCAACCATACCAGTTGTACCTTGTGGCTTTTCCCAGAATGATTTAATTGGTTTTAATTGATTTTGCATAATTTTTAAATGTTTAAATGTTTATACTGGGTTGGTTTCAAGATAAGCAGAAATATTCTTTTTATCAGTTTCGATATTGGTCTTAACCAATTTCAACGTAATGTCCCAATTAGCTTTCACACCTTGAAGTTTTGTGTTCTCAGCTATTCTTTCAGCTTGTAAAGTTCTAACAGCGTCTTTTGATGCTTGAAGTTGTACCTCAAGGTCAGCTTGTTTTTGCATTTCAACATCAATTTGATTATCTCTACCAATTACCCCAGTTGTGTACTCATCTTGGTATTGATTTTCAAAATCAACTTGTTCTTGTTCAAGAACTGATAAGTAAACATCAGCAGTTTCTAGTAATCTAGTTACTGAAAGTTCTGGTGACGTTGCTTTTAATGCATTGTAGGCCGCAGATAAAGCCGCCATTTCTGGCATACTTTTCTTTAATGCCTCAAAAGTTTTACGGAATTCATAGTAATCAGCACCATCTTGGTTATTCTTTGCAATTTCTTCTTGCAAGTGATTATAAAATTCTTGATTAAATGCACCTTGTTGAGATGCAGAAAGTTCTTGATTAACCAACCCTTCTGGAACACTAGAAGATTCAAAGTTAAATGATTGTGTTGGTATTTTGTTTGTTGGAATCGTTTCTTGGGGTTTCACTTCTTTAGAAACCTCTTTTTTATTGTCAAAATCGACAAATGCACTTAATGCTTTTTTAAATAAACTCATTATTTTTCTTTAATTAATATTAATATTAGTACAAATATATGAATAAAAAATGAAACCACCAAATATTTGGTGGTTTTTTTAATATCCAATTCTATTAGCAACCTTTTTTAATTTATTATCTATTGTCATAATCTTCAATTTCTTATCTAAAGTATCATTACTTTGTGATATTTCAGCGATTGTTTTAACTAAATCTATTTCCCTTTCTAAAGTTTCTGATTTATGCTTAATGTCTTGCACAGCTTCGAATATAAATGCACCAGTTAACCCCTTTTCTTTAAAGAAATCAACCAATTTACTATCGGTCAATATTTTAATATCTTTTTCACTTACATTATTATGTTTCTCATTCATACTAGTTAATGATTTTTTAATAATATTCACAATATTATCAGAAGTTAATTCATCAAAGAATAAAACTTTATTAAATCTACCTGGTCGTTGTGCCGCTAAATCAATCAAGTGTGGTGCGTTTGTACTAGCAATAACACCAACATCATCAGGTAATTTATCAATACCATCTAAAATATCTAAGAAAGCTCCTAATAATGGACTTACACCAGTTGAATTTCTATCACCAAGATATAAATCAATATCATCTAATATTACAACACACGGTGCTAATATTTTAGCTAAATCAAATTTTTGCTTGATGATTTTACAAATATTTGTTTTAATTATGGTAACACCTTGTTTATTAAGAATGTTTGTAATTGCTCTAGTCGATTCTGTTTTAGCTGTACCTGGTACACCACTAAACATATAACGTTGTAGAATTTTCTTATTCTCAAATAGTTTAACATACATTGAGAGGTCTTCAGTCATACGTTCTGGAAGATACACATCATCAAATGTAACATCTTTTAAACTTCTAATCTGCCATAACAAGGCTTCATCTTCAATTTTCATATAACTCCCCTTTAATTTTGAGTTATCTACAGCTAATTTGAATAATGCTTCATAAATATCACCAGACTTAACGATTTCTTCATTCAAACTTGTCATTCTAATTACATTACGAATAGACCCATTTTCTTTAAATGCCATCATTACTATTGATAATAAAATTCCATTAAAATCTAATATCACCGAATAAGTAAAAGTAATTGGTGGATATTCAGGTAGATTATTCATGAAACTATTATCACTATCTAAAATACCTTTAATGGTAATACCATCTACTGTTGGTGTATCTTCATGCGCTCTTTTATGATTTAATTTATTAAAAAAATCAAAGAATATAGCTAAGACTGGTTTATTAGTTTCAGTATAAAACTGAATCTTAGTCTTATAATCATTTATTGTAAATTCATCTTCATCCCAGAACCCATCTTCATGAAACGAATCTACTTCTATTATATCATTACTCATATCTTTTATATTTTTCCTAGTTTCTAAAATTATTTTTCTAAGGATTGGTGGTGCAAATCCTTCTTTTCTATCTTCCTGAATATATTTTTTATGCAAAGCTCTTGTTGTGTAATTCAGTAGCATATTCTAATGCTTTTTCTGGACTATTGAATTGTTTACCATCTAAGACTTTTCCCTTACGGTTTGTTACTACGAAGTAACCACCTTTTGTACCTTCGAATTTGAATCTAACTTTATAACTTAACCCACTTGAAGATTTTGTGGGTTTACTGAATCTAACTTTTTTATTTGCCATCTTTTTTTATTTAAATCAAATATACTTAATTTATTTTTTATGAACAAGTATTTCTTTCACTTTTTCTAATATTTTTTTTTGAGAGTAGTGTAAGTTTTCACTTGCAAACTCAAATGTTACCCATTTGGTAACATCACACTCTGGTAATTCTTCACCATCATAAATGAACATACTTTTACAAACCACATTCAAATCCATTTCAGATAATGGTAAGTCAATATGAAATAAATGAGCTAATAATTTCTTTTTCTTATGACCATACATTTCTTCACCTAAATCTAAATAAGTTGTCTTATTAATGAATAGGTCCAAATTAAGGTTGGTTTCCTCATAGGTTTCACGTATTGCAGCTTCCTTTGAAGACGTTTCACCCTCATCAAAAAGTCCTTTAGGTATTGACCATACATCCCATACATGGTTTGTTGGATGTCCTATTAATATTTTACCTAAACTGTCTACTATGTATGCTCCGTTAGTTATTCTCATAAATACTTTGTGTTGGGTCATCTAATTCGATGTTATATAAACCTCTATTTTTAGTAATAATTTTTGTTCTCCATATTTTAAATCCAAATATACAAAACCATTCTTCATAAAAGTCATACATATAGGCATCACCACCTATATGCCATCTACCACTTTCAGCTGATTCAAATTCATAATGAACATTGGTCCACTGTTCTTCTTTAAATGAAAATAGTAACCATTTATTATATCTTGGTTCTTTCATTATATTAATTTTAATGCTTCTTGTAATCCTTCTTCTAATGCTTCTTCATAAACGTCAGAATAATAATTAATTCTTCCTATATTTAATTTTGGACACTGATAAATCCATCTTTCTTCGGTTGAAAATCTTTCACACCAAACATCAATCTTATGTACATCTCTCAACCATTTTTGAAGTAATGATTGTGTTGGTGCTAAAGTTTTATTATCTAAATTTATTAGGTTTTTTATTTTAGAATCATAACTGTGGATACCCCAACAATTATATACAGAATATACATTTTTAAATTCAGGTATCCAATCAAACCCTTTCTCTTTAGCTAATTTAGCTGTATCAAATGTTATTAGTTGTTCTTTCATGGTCTAAAATATGTTAATTCAATATTATATAATTCACAAATACGTTCTGTGGATAATTTAGAAAATAAGTTACCCAGATTATGTATAAAATAGCCATCTACAAACCATTTGATTCGTTGTTTAGCTTCATATTCCATTTTATTAATATCAGTCATTATTTTTATATTATTGTTCGTACCAAGGCTTGTCTTCCTCACTTTCTTTTTCAATTTTATATATCTCGACTTTAACCTTTAAATTTCGCTTTTCAGCTTCTCCAATCATACCACCAGTTCCTTTAGATTTTCCATCCCAAAAGGCAATTAGAGCGTCACCATATTCAGCCATTTCCCTATTCCTTATGTGACCAGAGGCTTTACCAAATTCATCCCAATTTGCTGGGAATCGTTTAATCTCATAACCCATAAATTTAGCAAACTTTTCACCTAATTTATCAGCTCCATTAGCGGTACCAGAAACAATCTCAACATTAGTTTTATTTTGTAACATATGCATACATACCTTACAAAGTAATCTGAAATCGTCAAAATCTCTACCACCAGCTATAATTACTCTATACTTCTCTTCCATATCAATCTTCATATACAAATATATACAAAAAAAAGAAGACTACCAAATAAATGATAGTCTTTTTTAAATAATTGCAATAATTTATATTAATATATGACCTTAACTGCTTTAAACCCCTCAACTTTTAATATAAAAATTTGATTTCTAGGCAATTGGTTAATTGTATTTAAATCAGTAATACCACTTATGTTTTTTTGACCTGAAAGTGAAATTACTTTATAAGATAGACCCATTGGTAATTCACGTATATCTAAATTTGGTTGATTTATACTAAGACTGACACAAGGTGTAAATTGACTATCAGAAGAATATGCTTGTTGGCCTTCAAATGTTAAATTTTCGCAATCAAGATATCCAGTAACATTCAATATTGGTTGAGCGTTATTACCCGTATTACCGTTTGAAATTGTTGATACGTTACCTGGTCCTAATAAGTTAACGACTGTTAAACTTGAGTTATTTCTTAATTCTAAATCGAATCCATTTAAATCAAGTGTGTTGTAAGATAACTCTTGACCATTAGTCACAGTTAAATCTTCTGATAATGTTAAATCTTCTTGCGCTATCGCAACAAAACTTAAAAATAAAATTAATGTACTTAATACTTTTTTCATAAATTTGGTTTTTATTATTAATTGCAAATATACTAAATATGTTTAATAAAAACAATATATTTCTAATATATTCGATGAACTACATAAAAAGAACTGTTGGTGTTTATTTAAGTAATTTTAAATACTTCTCATTTCGAATCATTTTCTTCTTATGAATTAACTTATCCCACTCTCTCATTAACGGTTCTGGAATGGTAATATCCCTCTTGATAAACTCTTGAAGGATTTCATCTTTAGTAAATGTCCATTCAACTATACCTTGACTCCATTGGTCTACCCAAATAATTTATTGTTTTTATTTTTTCTTTAATTGGATTAAACAATAAAATATTTAAAACTCCACCTTCAGTAATCATAACACCATCATATTTATCTTCTAACCATTCTAAAACACCATCAGTTTTTTCTATTGGGTTCCAATTATCTGAACTATACATTAATTGTTCTGGTGTTTTTATATAATATTCAAGTTCATCTTCATTATAATAATCATCATATAATTCATTAAAAACTGAAAATAATATTTTAGTATGGTATAACTCAGTTGAATTAAATAAATTTAAATTTGGTTTTAATTCAATTTTATAAATATATTTTCCGTAGCTTTTAGCTTCATTTTCATTTGGTGAAAAAAATGTGCCATTATAGATTTCACCTCTATCATCAAAATCATGTTTATTTGGTGTGCCATGATAAACTACATTAGATTTTAAATTTTCTCTAAGTAATTTCTTAATTATTTCTTTCATACTAATAAATATATTTATTAAAAGAGAAAAAATGTTGTTTATACGTCTTTCTAACACCCCTACACACTTTAGATATCATATTAGCATCAAACCCATCATCTTTAGCATCTATAGCAGCATCATATTTTTTTATTAATTCACCATCTAAATTAAAACAATATACTGCTTTTCTATTTGGATTATTTTTACCACCTAATTTTTGTCGTTGAATTTCATTCCATTTAGACCCTTTACGTTGTTCAGACCAACGTTTTTTGTTTTCATCAGAATGTTTTTTACCATAAAAACCATTGTCTTCACCAATTGTGTGTTTCTTACGATACTCACTCATTTTCTTTTTAGACTCTTCAGAATGTTTAAAAACACCCTTTAACCCTTTATTCCAAGGTGTAAATCCATATGAACCATCACCACCATTAGTCATATTTTTAAGTGGGAAACCCCAAGTTCTAAATTGTGATATCCAATACTGTTCTACCCATACAAAATTATCTACATCGGTAACATCAATCTTTTCAAATATCGGTTTTAACCCTAATGATTTAAGCCTCTTAATCCAAGCACTTTTGAGATTATTCTCATCATCTCTAATATGCTCGTAAGCTCTTCTTTTTGGTCTACTAGTTATTCCAACATATTTTACTAACCCATCTCTTGGGTCACTTAAAGTATAAACTGTAATCTTTCTCATATTAATAAATATGTAGAAATTTACTAAAGTCCATCATTCAAGCCATAATTCGTTTTATATAATTTAATTAAAAACTCATTATGTAATTTTTGTTCATCTTCACGTTTAAATCGTTCACGCCAAACAGAGTTATTAAATTCATTCAATAAAGAATCTGGAATTTCAATATCACATTTTTTAAATAATTCAAAGAACTCATATTTTGTGAATAACCCAGAACCAATTCCACTTGACCATTCACTAACTAATAAGCCCCAACCTTTCTTTCCAATGATTACACTCCTTAAAATGTTTGGATGTCTAGAGACTGGAGTTTTACCTTTAAACCTACCATTGTCATATTCCCTAAACCCAAATTTACCATCCGAACCATCAACATCAAAATTAACTTGAACCTTTACACCACAAAAAGTAATCAATCCACTTCGATGCACCGATAGATAGAAATTAAACATTTTATTAAACTTCTCAGAATACTTTTTAAGTTTCCTGTCATTACGTGAACCAACCCTCTTTTTAGTGGATTCAATTCTTTCTAACTTTTTGTGGCTCCCAAGCTCATAACATATTAATTTTAGTGGTTAGGTTGGATTCGAACCAACATCCCTCGGTACGGCATTACGTCACCATTTTAATAGTGGATTCGAACCACCGACAACCCTATCCCGAATATATTAACCACTTATACGACTAACCAATTTTGTGGAATTGAAGAGAACTCGAATCTCTCATAACCATTTCAACGCCTCTGCACGTTGCTATACAATCCCTGGCGCCTATACTTCTATAAGCATTTTTTTGTTTAACGTGAGGAAGCTATCCTTTGACAGCAGTCAAACCTCATTACAGTAAGCGGTTTTTGTAAGACCCGACCTTACATCTCCACCCCGATACGGATGGTATCTTAACTTTAGACTATAAACCAATTTAATTTTTAGAATACAATAGGAATCGAACCTATATCTTGCTCAGAGCTATCCTAACCTAATTAGACGATATACCCTAGGTAATTAAAAACCTCAGTTTGCAAACTTAGTACTCCAGATGGGATTCGAACCCACATTGCCCACTTTGAAAAAGTGGTGTCCTAAGCCAATTAGACGACTGGAGCATATTAGGTTATCAGAGCTGGTTGTAAGATGATAACCCCAATCTCAAACGTCTACCTTGCCCTTCCATCTGGCTCAACCGCCCAGTGTGGTTACAAGATAATAACAACATTATCAATCGTTTGTATTGCTGATGGGATTCAAACCCACACCAACAATTTATTTTTATAATGTATTTTTATAATGTATTTTTCTATGACAATTAGAACACACTACAATACATTTCTTAATTTCTTTTTCAATCCTTTCAATTAGATAAACATAATGATATTTTTTATTCATAATTTATTTTTTTACAAATATACTAAAAATATATGTAAACACCAAATGTGGAGATACCGAGGTTCGAACTCGGAACTGCTGAGTGCAAGTCAACGATGATAGCCAGTTTCACCATATCCCCATTTAAAGTCTTT